TCTCTTTTAAAGAACAAGCCTCCGGGCCGGGTTTTGGCCCAGCCTGGAGCTTGTTTATATGCACCATTAGCTCAGTTGGTAGAGCAACTGACTCTTAATCAGTGGGTCCTGGGTTCGAGTCCCCGATGGTGCACCAAATACCGCAAATACAAACCCTGCTGCTTTGGTCTTTTTCCTTTGTGGTACGTTTGGAATTTGCGTCGCCAGGGGTTCCCGCTGGTAGGTTTGCAGTCAAATGCAAAGCAGGGAACAAGCAAAGCCCCCGCAGGTACGCTTCGGCGCACTTGCGGGGGCTTTTTGTTAAATCTCGGTTGTTACCTCAACGGCGGCAATTTTTTCCGCCAGCTGCTTGAGGGGCGTGTCTTCGGTGTATTCGACTTCCAGGCCGTCGGCCAGTTTGTGCAAGGCTTCCAGACCCATGGTTTCAAGCTGTGCCGCGTCCAGGTGCCCGGTTACGGTGTGCCCTTTGTTTGTGCCCGAAATTTCCGCCTGCATATTGATTGCCGTTTCGTCGGTCATGGTGTCCAGAAATTTAGCCACCTTTTCGCGCAGGCCAGCGGGCAGGGGAAGGCCGCAAAGCAGCATATTCTTCATAATGCTGGTAGCTTCATAGAGCACATACACAACGCAGAAAAATTCTGCAAGGCCCAGGCTTTTAATGCCCATTGACGTAAGCACCGCCCTTGTATCGGCGTTTGCCCAGGCCAGCACGTCCACGCCCACCATATCGTCCACAAGGACAAGAAAAAGCACGGACAGGACCATGGCAACCTTACGAATGCCGCCGTCAATGCCCACGCTGGAATTCCACTTCCGATATTTGACGGCGCGCAGGCAGCCCAGGGCAGTGTCCAGCACAACGCACCAAAGCACCAGGCGCACAAAAAGGTTGCCGGTCAGCGTGTGCAGGTAGTTAGAGAAAAGCATATCCATTGTTTAGCACTCCTTTACGGTTACGGGAAGGCCCAGGGCTTCGGCCTGCGCCTTAATGGTGTTTTTGTCGCCCGCGCTCATGGGGCCAGCCGTCACCATGTATTCGGTTGCTTTCGGCTGGGCGGCCTGGGCGGTTTTAGTGTAGCCGTTCAGTCCGTTCTTTTCCATAATGGCGGGATAGTCGCGGTAGCAGACGTCGCAGTCCAGGCTATTGCCGAAGCCTGCAATTCCCAGCGCGTTCTTGCTGGAATACTGCCACAAACCGTTCTGCACCGTGGCAGTGTCGGTTTTGGTGTAAGCAGCTTCCCACTTGTCGAAGTTGGCAAGGCCCGACAGATTGGTTTGGTTGATGAAGAAGTCGCGGGAACAGTACACGGCGGCATAATAGCCGCCCGCTTCCAGGGTTTCCAGCGCAGCCTTAATAATGGCCGTGTTCTGCGCCTTGCCGCAGTTCAAGTTATATTTTTCGTACTCCACGTCGTAGTAAATGGGGTACGCGAATTTGTGGCCCGACAGCATTTTTACAACCTGCTGGGCGGTGATTCTTGCGGCGGCGGGGCTGGTATCGTAACAGTAGAAGTAAACGCCCACGGGGACGCCGTACTTCTCGCAAGCGGCTAGGTTGTTAAGGAATTGGCCGTCCATGTACAAGCCGCCTTTGCCGTGCCGCGCAGAATATCCCACGCGAAGAATTGCAAAGCCGGGCGACGTTCCGCCGTTCACGCGGCGCAGTTCGCTGGCTGTGCGCTGCCAGTTGATCGCCCCCTGGTGGTGCGAAACGTCGATGCCGTAAATTTTCATTTGTTCCACCTTCCTATTTGTCGGCGGCCTGCGTGAAGCGCTCATAACGCGCCAGCAGGGCCGTGTATTCGTCTTTTGTCTTGCTGTCCGCGTGAAGATCAAGCCGCCGCTGCTGCTTTGCTGCAAGGTCCATTGCGTCAATCAGCAGGGCCGCCGTTTCATGCAGCCAGCTTTCAGCTTCCGGCGGTTTCATCTTTGGCGCGCGGGCCGCAGATTGCCAGCGCTTCGTCTTCGGTGATTTTGGGCGGGTCGCTTTCGGTGTACGCCCACACCTGGTCGGCGGTGATTTTGTGCAGCCGATACAGCAGCCGCGCGGTGGTATAGTATTTGCTCATGTGTGTTAGCCCTCCATGATTGCGACCATAAAATCTTCCATGACGGCCAGGCGCTCCTCGACAGTCGGGGCTTTCTCCTGGCCTTCCCATGCTTCGCCGTACTTCCACCAGCCGGAAAAATCCGCCGCAATGCTTTCCCGGGTTTCCTCTGCGGCGCGGGCGGCTGGCAGCATGAACATAACTTCGTCGGCCAGGTACGCGCTGCCCGGTTCCTGTTCCGGGTCAGTCTCGCCGGGCTGTGCAACATCTGCCGCGTCCTTGATGTTGTCGTACAGCCGGACAACGGCGTCGCCGTCCGGCAGGCGCTCAAAGACAACGGCAGGCGGCTGGTGGTCCAGCATAATGCTTGCATTTTTCATTGTGTATCCTCTCTTTCTGTCGTGTTGCCCACCCGATTACTTGGCAGGCAAGCGGTTTTATTTTCTCGGTCCGCAGCGTTGTACTGCATTTCCGGGAATTCGTCTGCGTAAAATATCCGTAGTAACTCGCCAGCTTGTACGCGCGAGAAAGCTGCACCGTGCCGCTTTTGTCCACTTCGCGCCCGGCCCGCAGGTATTGCCGCCGCGCCCGCCGGAAAATGGCCCGGCGCACGGTTGTATAGGTTCGGCGGATAACGAAGCCCACAATATCAAGCCCAGGGCAGCCGCGCGCCGCTGGCCGCGTCAGGTGCCTGCGGCGGTGTTCTTCCTCGATGCTCAAAAAGGCCACTTCGTCGCCGCCCGGTTTGAATGTCAGGCCGAAGGTTTTCAGCGTCCATTTTGCTGCCGTCCTTGCCGCGCTGCGCAGGTCTGCCAGCCTTCGGCCCATTATGGCAACGTCGTCCGCATAGGCCACCAGTGCCACAACAAGGCGTTGCCGCGTGCCCCTGCGCACCTTTTCAAGCGACAGCATATACCGCAAAACGTAGGACATAACCAGGTTAAACAGCCATGCGTCCAAGTAGCCGCCTATAATAAGGCAACCGCGCGGCGACATATTCAGCAGGGCTTCCACCAACAGCAGCAGCCACTTTGCGGCGGGAATTTCTTTTTTCAAAATTCCCATGATTACGCCCGCTTTGGTGTTCTCGTAGGCGTGGCGAATATCCAGCTTGCGGGCGTACTTGATTCCCAGCGCCTTACGGCGAAGGAAGCGCTGCACCTGCCGCCTGCACCCGCTTTGCCCTCGGTGCGGTATGCTTGCATGTTGGTAGGGCAGAATTCTGGCCCGCAGAAGCGGTTCCAGCCCCAGGAAAGCAAGATGGCCGAAGCATTGATGAAATACACAACAATTTGCAACATTCCGGCATTTCATGCTTATGCCGTCAATGCGGGGCCGTTCCGTTACCGGGTCAAGGTCCAGCGCTTCCGGGTCTCCGTCTTCAAGGTCAATAATTCGCTGTTCAAGTTCCAGCGCTATTCCGTCCGCAGCTTCCAGCTTTTTAATAACTGCACTTTGCGCTTCGTCGCGCTTTATTTCTGCATTGGAAACACCCCCGTACTTTTCGGCAACCGCGACAAAATCTTGGCGGTGCCATTTCTTCTCGAAGCACTCCAAAACCGCGCGCAAGCACAGGTTATGGGATAGTTCTTTATATCTTTGTTTCATAAAAATACTTACTGATGTGCAAGGGCTTTCGGTTGCCGTGGCCCTTCGTGCAGGGTCTCGGTGTTCTACTACTTGCCCCGCCATGCGCCCACAGCGCATAGCCCCGCCCGAAACCGGGCGCGGTGTCGGTCTCACATGATTTTAGCTTTCGGCACGGATAACACAACGCAATGCGGCACAGCTTTGGGCTGTGCCTTAAAATTTCAGTAGGCCGGGGAACGCCATTCCAGTTCGAATTCGCCGGGGAATTGTTGCCATTCGCGCAGGCAGCGCCAGCAATGCCAGCATTGTTCAAATTGCCATAACGCCACGGGCAACGGACCCCCGCAGAGCCATTGACATAAAACGCGGACCCAGCGCCGTATTACCCAAAAACCACCGCCCTTCCGTTCGTGGAAGGCCGGTGGTTTGTTTTCTATTCAAAAAGGGGCCTGCTGCCCCTCTGGGCGGTCAAAAGCCCGCCCATTCACCCCGCTTTTTGCCCGATCCTTTAAGCCGGGGAACGCCAAGCCAGCCCGAATGCGCCGGGGAATTGCTGCCATGCGCGCAGGCAGCGCCAGCAATGCCAGCAGAGTACAAAGCGCCATAACGCCACGGGCAACGGACCCCCGCAGAGCCAAGGACATAAAACGCGGACTTCATGCCCACGGTGTCGCCGCCGCCGGTCTTGTCAGGCAGAAGGCTTTCGGTGCTGTCGTTCTGCATCGAAAGTTCGTAGTTCCAGGCGTTCACGCTGGTAAAGGTCTTTTCTGCGACTTTCACATGGTTTGCCGTCACGCTGCCGGCTTCTTTCTCCGAATCGCGGCAGGCCATAGCGGTATATGTCACGCCGCCGTCCACGGTTGTGATGTTCCACAGCGGGTCAAGGCCGATAACGTATGCACCGTTCAGCATTTCAACGCCAGCCCAACGGCACGGGTATTTGCCGTTCGTCAGGCTGCCAGGCGCGCCGTCGCTATGGCCGGGCAGGGCTTCCGTTGCGCCGCTGTGCCAGGGCATAGAGCTGATATAGGCAGTTTCGGGCACGTCGAAGCTGTCCGCAACGTCCAAATTTACCGCCGAATAGTCGGTGCCGCCGACGGTAACGGTTTCAATGCTCTTAACTTTCACCTTGTCGGCAATGTCACGCATCCATGTATTGTAGCGGTCTGCGCTGCTGTTGCTGCCCTTGTCGCCCACAGAAACGGTGCTGCCAACAATGAAGCCCGAAGCCTGGGAAACAGTCAGCAGCACACGCTTCACGCCGGTTTCGGCGGCTGCAACCTTATATTGCAGGTTGTAGCTGGTGCAGCCTTCCAAAATGCGGCTATTTTCAAGGTTGAAATGGCGCAGCTGCCACATATCCAGCATATACAGGCTGTCACAGTCGCCCCACACAGAATCGTAAGCGGTTTGCTTGCGGGCCAGGGCCAGACCCGTGACCGCGCTGTTGAAGTTCGCCACGGGCAGGCCCGCGCCGCTGGTAAGCGCGCCCTTTGCGTTCAAGCCGCCGGGGAAGGTAGCGTGCCAGGTCATTGCGCGGCGCTTGCCATTCGGTGCCACGTTCTCGGCGTAGGGCGTGAAACCGTCGGCCAAGGTGCTGCGCCAGCTTTTCGACAGGTAGCTGCCGTCGTCGATAACGCGGCGCAGCAGGGCAGGGGCGAAGGTGTAGACAGGGGCCAGCGTGCCGGTGATGTCAAATTCTTCTTCGCCCTCAATGGCAAGAACGTCCATAGTTCCGTCTGCCAGGCTCACAGCGTTGGCGCGAATATACCAGGTCATGCGGTCTTCCGCCGCCCAGTCTTCCGGGTTTGTGCTGTCGGTTGCCAAGGCCGCCGCGCTCTTTCCTGCAAGATCGTCCGCCGGGGTGCCCGCCGGGTTTGTGGACACGGCAGGGCTGGGAAATTTCACGGTGTAGGTTTTGTCGGTTTGCAGCATGGTAAAGAAGCGCAGCAGGCGCTTGTATTTGCTGTCGTTCGATGCTGCGGACAGCGGCCACCAGGCGGAAAAAATCTCCGTTGTGTTCGTGTCGTCCAGCAGGGCCTTGAAGGTCGCGTCAGTGTATTCCGGGCCAGCGCTTCCCGCTGCGATTGCTTGCAGCAGGTCGGCAACGCGCAGCTGGGTTTCCTCGGTTGCAATGTGCCCGTATTCAGTAAGTCCCATAGTTCTGTCCTTTCTGTTATTCCTCATAGAGGAAAACGGTTAAAATATTCTTTTTGTTGTAGCCGATAAGGTATTGCGCAGCTTTGGCGTACCCTTCCACTTTGGCCGCGTCGGTGCTTACCTTGTTGGCTTTGGCGGTTACGTCGGTTTGAATTTTCTGCATTTGTTGCAGCTTGTCGTTTACGCCTTCGTCAATAACCTTTTTCGCGTCCGCTGCCGCCTGCGCCGCCGCGTCCTTGGCTTCCTGCGCGCTCTTGGCCGCAGCGCTTGCAGACGTGGCCGCCGCAGCCTTGGCCGCTTCGGTTTCGGCAAGAAGCTGCTGTATGGTCTTGTATTCGTCGGTGCTTTCAACCTGGTTTTCCGGGTTCGCGCATTCTTCAACATTGATTTGCCACTTTTCCGTTTTCAGAGTGTCAGGCCCGCGCACCACCTCAATTTCCGCCGAAACTATGCCATGCACGGCAAGCATTTGCTGGGTAAGGGTGATATAAGCGACGTTCCCGGCCACTTCCGTGGCGGGATTGTACACGCTTTTGCCGTCCGGCTTTTTGGCGCTCACGTTCACGGCATAGCCGCCGGGGACCTTATAGGCTTTCCCGTCGTTATACAGTGACACGGCCACGACGCGCATATTGTTGTCGCCTTGCTTTGCAAAGACGCGCGGCGGGATTCCGGCCCGCGCAAAATCAAGGTTGATTTTTTGAAGGATCTGCTGTTCTTCCATTTTCTCACCACCTTTTAAGCGTTTGCGCCAAGGACCCATTTAGAAATTGCAGAATCCCAATACCACTGCACTTTGTAGCCGTTTATGTTGTCAACGTCCAACCTTCGCAGCCCGCCTTCTGCATACAAAGTCTTTCCGTATCCTGTGCCACTCAGCCATACCGCAGGGGTGTCCAAAGAATTTAGTACGTCAACGCGCGACGCTTTTATCCAGGTTTCCGGGGGGCTTACGCCGTAGTTCCAGGACAGGAAGCCTATGCTGTCCCAGTTATCGCCGTTCTTCTTTTGGCAAGCGATATTTCCCGAATCGAAGAAAACGCGGTATGTTCCCGTCGAATTCGTCCGTTCAAGGGTGGAAAAGGATCCGCGCAGCACGGCATTTCCTGTGTTAAGGTCAAAATAGCTTTTCCCGTCAACGCTGGCAATTCTTCCGGCAGCGATATACTGCGCATTGATGTACAGCTTGCCGTCACTCATGTACAGCCCTTGCAGCTGCCCGTTGTTTGTCAGCCGGTTAAAAACTTCCTGCTGTGTAAGCGCTGGGGCAGTGGCGGCCAGGGTGGTGTCTTCCGGGGCAGGGGTCCAGGCGGTTGCGATTCCGCCCAGTTCAACCTTTGGATTTTTGTAGATGATTGCGCCGGTTGCGCCTTGGAAAAATACCTTGAAAATAGCCGCCGTTACTTCCCTGTCCAGCACGGTTGCGGTTGCGGTAACACGGGCGAAGTCGTCCATTGCCGCCGTTCCCAGGGCCTTGAAGTCGTTGCGCGGTGCGCTTATGTGCTGCTTTGTTCCGTCCGCGAAAGTGATTTCAAGGCGGCCCAGGGCGCCAGGCGTGCCGCTGTAGTTCTCTGCGTAAGTTATCGCTTCGGTAATTTTGTAGTCATAGGAAACCGTTATTTTCCTGTTTCGCAGGCTTTGGATTCCGTACTCGGTCAGCCGCCTTGTTACGTTGCGCGCGCTGTTTCCGTCGGTCAGTGTTATTTTTACCTGGTTTCCTGTAAAGTCGAATCCTGTATACGTCGAAGTTACGCCGATGTAAGCCGAATTAGAAATCAGGTTCCGCCCGGCTTCGGCGGCCTGCGCCGTGTAGTCTGCCGCGCTTGCCCAGTCGCCTGCGGCAAATGCTGCGCCGCTGGCCTTGGCAGTTGTACACACCAGCAGTTCGCCCGCGTCATACGGGGGCACGGGCGTGGAAATGAAGGTGCGGCGCTTGCCGTCGGCGGTGTCCTTGGCCTGCTTGGCCGCTGCAAGGGCTGCGGACACGTCCGCGTCTTGCAGAAGCGCCCAGGCCCATGCGTCGCCGTCCTTTGCCCAGCGGTATGCTTTCCCGCTGGCCGGGTCGGTGTTGTAGAACAGATCGCCTTCGTGGGCCTTGCGGTCTTCCTCTGTTTTCCAACCGCTTGCGGGTTCGTTCTTTGCCGTAGGGTCGTAGGGGTAAAACCAGGTTTCCGTTTTCCCGTCAATCTGTCTGCCCAGTCCTTCCAGCTGTTCGTTTACGGTGTCTGCGTAGTCCTTCAGCATTGCTTCGGCGGCTTTGGTGTAGTTGGCCGCGTCCGTCCAGTCGTCGGCACTATACAGTTGGCTGCCGGTCTTTTTCTTGATGCAGGCCAGCAGTGCGCCGTCCTTTCCCTGCGCCCACAGGTCGCCCACGTCATACGGGGGCACGGGCGTGGAAATGAAGGTGCGGCGCTTGCCGTCGGCGGTGTCCTGGGCGGTCTTGGCATTTGCAAGGGCTTTTGCGACGTCGGTATCTTCCAGCAACAGCCATTGCCAAACGCCGCCCACAATGGCCCAGCGGTATGCTTTGCCGCTGGCCTTGTCGGTATTGTAGAACAGATCGCCCGCATGGGCTTCCCGTTCCGTTTCCGTCGTCCAGTCGCTTGCTGGTTTGTTTTCTGCCGTCGGTGCATAGGGGTAAAACCAGGTTGTAATATTGCCGTCAATTTGGCCCTGCAAGTCCTGTACGGTCTTTTCAACGGCGGCCTGGTATTCTTTTAGGTCTGCTGCTGCGGCTTCCTTGGCGGCCTTCTCTGCCGCTGCTGCGGCTTCCTTGGCCTGTTCCGCCGCAATCTGTTCCGGGGTCTTGCCGGAAACTTGCAGGCTGGTGAAATTTGCGTCCAGTGTGCCCGCGTCCAGGTCCAGCTTGAAAACCTTCCCCGTTTTGTCTTGCAGCACGCCCGCGCGCAGCAGATTGGCCGACAGTGTGCCGGTTGTGATGTAGTCGGCAACGATTTGCCCATCCTGGGTCATTGCCAGCCCGTAGGTGCCATTATAGCCCGTTGACGAATAGCCCAGGCCCGACTTGTTGAAGCGCCACACTTTCGTTGCTTCCTCAATGGTCGGCTTGTCCATAATAAGCAGTTCATAAGGCTGGCCGTCGGCATTTCGCCGCAAAACAACATAGCCGCCCTTGTTGCCGGTTATCCAGGCCGAAGCGTTGGCCGCAGCGGCTTCAAGGTCGCTGGTGTCTGCCTTCGCGTTTATGGCCTTGTCCTGGGCTACGATGGTGTCCGCCAGATTAGTGCTTGCTTCGCCCAGCGTAATGCTTTCATAACGCCCGGCCAGCACGTCGTAAACGGTCTGCACAACCTTGGCCCGCGCATTTACGCCCAGCTTTTCAAAGCGCACTGTTGCAATAGCGCACAGGTTTAAGCGTTCCGCCGGGGCAATGGCCTTGTATTCCTCGGTCTGCCACAGGGGGACAAAAGACACTTTCAGCGATACAGACGGCACGCCTATGCCTTCCTTTTCGACGTAGGCCGAAGCATAGGCGCGCAGCTGTTCGACGCTCGGTGTTTCCTGCCACTCTTGCGAACAGTCCAGCGGGACCGTTCGCGGGTAGGGGAAGTTCTGCGCCGACGCGCTGGAAACCACTTTTTCCGGCAATTCCAGCACGTTGCCGTCGGTGTCCTTGTAATAGGGGTAAACCCCCGTTATCGTGTTTTCGATGCTTTCTTCTTGGTCGATGTCAACCAGGTTTTTGCCGTAGGCGATAACCACCCCGCTGTCGGTTCCGCGTGCCTTGTGCAGCTTCACCTTGTAGCGGTCAAATTCATATTCGCCGCCGTACACGTCCAGCACAGACCCGGCCACGCCACCCAGCAGGGAACGCGCCGACGCCGGTTCCTTTACGGTGAAGGTTGCAACGGTTTCCTTGTCGGTCCAGAAGTCGAAGGGGCACGGCTCCACGGCGTTGGTTTTAAGCCCTTGCAGGGCCGCCGCGCAGCTGCCTGCCGTAAACGGCGAAACGGGGATGTGCGACAGCTGGTAACTTATGTGCTTGGCGCGCACGGTCACAACGCCCGAAAGCGGGGTGCTTTTGCCGTACACGCGGAAGGGTTGCGGTTCGCTGCTGTCGTTCGGCGGGGCAAAAATAATGCTGCCGTGTTTCAGTTCGTCGAACAGCACGCCCGTGACCGGGTATTCCATCGACAGTTCAAACGCGCCGTTTCGGTTTTCCTCAACGGTGCAGGTCAGCGCGTCGGACAGCGGCCCCAGGCCGTTGCTTTCAAAGTTGGTTTCGTTTTCAGGGTACAGTCTCGGCTTCACAGGGTCCACCACCTCGGTTCTATTTCTACGCGGTCAATTCCGCCTTCCCATGAAACGCCCACGCTGCCTTCCAGCGTGGGAAATTCGGCCACGGAAACAGCGCTGTTTTTGTTCGCGGTTTCCCGCCGGGCCGTTTCGTTTTCACAGTCAAGCGTTATATAGTCCGCCAGTTCCAAAATTCGGCATTGTGTTCCGCCCACAGTCAGAACACCGGGGCCGGTGCCGTAAACGGTAATAATGGGCTTCGCTGGTTGGTTGGTCGGGTTCAGCAGGGTTGTGCTTTCGCGCAGGTCCAGCGTTTCAAGGCCGGACGCAAGCCAAAACTGCGGTTTGCAGTCAAATGCAATTTCCAGTTTTCCGGCCTGTTCGACAATGCTTTCCACCGAATAGCTGCCCTGCACCCGTGCTTCGCGGAAGCGGTCTGGGTCGTAGGTGTTACGCAGCTGTTTGTACGCGGGGCCGGATTTCAAAAACTGGACAGCCCGCGCAACCGTAGTGCGGTAGGGAACGCCGTCTTCCGGCAGAATCGCGCAGCTGTATTTTACAGTTACGTTTTTATACCTGCCGTTGTCGATAATCACGTCCCCCGAACGTCCGGGCACTTCCTTGCGCTCGATGTCCCTTTCCGCGACAACGTGGTCAGGCGGGGCCAGCATTATAAGGCCGTAGGCTTCGGCGCTTTCCGCGTCCAGATAGAACGTGTTAATCACTCAAAAGCCCCCCGTTTCTTTTCCACTTCGCGGCGCACCTCAATGCCCACGCGGCGGGCGATTTCCTTAATGTCTTCGGATCCGCCGTTCTCGAAGCGTTCAATGTTCAGCTGGATAACCAGGCCGCTGGCCGTGTTGTTCATGTACCGCGACAGAATCCCGTCCAGATGGCCGTAAAAATCGGACAACGGCAGAACGGCTTCCTGGCCTGCTTCGCCGCCGCCCAAAAGGTTGCCGCCCATCTGCCCGAAAATCTGCGCGCCGGACAAAATGCCGCCTTCTTTGTACCAGTTAATACCGAAGCTGGGCACGCTGGGCGGGTTTAGGGAAAAGCGCCCGGAAATATACGGGTGCGGAAGTTGCAGGTGCGGCAAGGACCAGCTAAAATTGAAAAAGCCTTTAATGTTTTCAATGGCATTGTGTACGCTGTTTTTTGCGCCCTCAATGCGGCTCGAAATTCCGTTTTTGATTCCGTCGAAGGTGGAAAGAACGTTATTTTTTGCGTCCACAACCGTGCTTTTGACGGAAGAAAAAAGGTTAATCCAAAAATTGCGGAAGCCTTCGCACTTGTTCCACAGCAGCACAAACGCGGCCACAATGGCCGCAATGGCTGCAATAACAATAGATATAGGATTTGCCAGCATAAGCGCCCACAGGCCCGACAGCGCGGGCATTACGGTGCCTGTAATAAGTGGAACAACCGTGCCGCCCACAAAGCCCACAAGGCTGCCCACGCCCGTGGTAATGGTTCCCACGGCTGTAATTACCTTGCCGATAATCACAAGGGCCGGACCGATTGCAGCCACAATCAGACCAATGGTAACAATGGCTTGCTTTTGGCCGTCGTCCAGCGTATCAAAGCGCGCTTTTGCGTCAATAAGCAGCTGGGTTAAATGTTGGAATATAGGGGCCAGCATATCGCTGATTGTTTCGCCCAGCGTTGACATTGCGATTTTAGCCGCGTTTGCCGCAGTCGTTGCGCCGTCAACGCCGTCCATGGTGTTGTTGTAGGTGTCAGTTACAACGGTTGAATAGTCCGCCATGCTGGCCGACAGGTCGTCAAGGCTCAGGCGGCCTTCGCGTATCGCGGTAGCCATTTCAGCCGCGCCCTTTGTTCCGAAGGTTTCCTGCGCAATGGTTAGGGCTTCCGTTTCGCTTCCGGCGTTTTTGATTTTGTCTATAACGGTTTGCAGTGCTTCGCTTTCGCTCATGCCCGCGTCGGTCAGATTCACAACGGCTTTTTTCAGCCCGGCCAGCGCCGTGCCCGATTCAACGCCGTTTTCGTCCAGCAGGGCCATGAAGTTGACGCTTTCTTCCAGGGAAAAGTTCAGTTCCTTAAAGGTCGCGCTATTCGCCAGCACGTCGTCCATTAGGCCCTGCGCGTTTATTCCGGTGTCCTGCGCCGCCTTGGCTACCATGCCCAGCAGGCCGCTTGCGTCGTCCGAAGTCTTGCCGAAGGTCTTCAGCACCTTGTCGGCGCTGTCAACCGACGAAACTACGTCGCCGCCGGTTATCTTGGCAAACTGCAAGAAAAGCGTTGTCTGCCCTTCCAGTTCTTCGCCCGTCGTGTGGAAACGGGTGTTTACCTCGCCCACAGCGCTGGCAACGTCGCCCAGTTCTTCGGGTATGCTGGTTGCTATTGTTTCATAGCTTGCCACCAGACCGTCCAAGGCTTCGCCGCTTGCGCCCGTTGCCGTTACGATGGTGTCCACGCCTTCGTCCACGGCAGAAAATGCGGCAACGCCAGCAGCAGCCGCAGCGGTCAGCGGCGTGGTAACATTTTTGGTTAGCGTCTCACCGACTTTTGAAGCCTTGCCGCCGTATTCCTCGATTTTCGCGCCGGCTTCCTTTATGGTCTGGGCGGCAGCGGTGCCGAAGTCTTTCTGCGCTTTTTCCAGGTCTTCAAGGTGCTGCTTGGCCTTTTGCAGTTTGTTTTGATATTCCAGCCACGCGCCCCGGTCAATGTCGCCGTTGGCGTACTGGTCCGAAACCTGTTTCTGTACGCCTTCCAGGGTTTCCAATTCCTTGCGCGCGGCGGCTACGCTTTCGGAAAGAATTTTCTGCTTTTCGTTCAGCAGTTCGGTGTTTCCGGGATCCAATTTCAGCGCCTTGTTGATTTCCTTCAAGTTGCTGGACAGGGCCGTGGAAGTCTTGGTAACGTCCTTTAGGGCGTTTGCAAGGCCGGTTGTTTTGCCGTTGATTTCAACGGTAATGCCCTTTAGTGTTTTGGCCGCCATCGTCAATTCCCCCTTTCTCCGTATTTTGCTTTCAGTTTTTCGGTTTCCGGCTCCGTCTGTGTGATTCTCCACGCATTGCGCAGCCACTTCCTGCCCGTTTCCGTCTGCGCCCGGTTGTATATCACACCGTCGCGCAGAAGCGCCCAGAATGTAATAATGTCCAGGTCATAGACGGCAGGCAGGGGAATGCCCGCGTATTCGGAAACCAGCTTTTCGCTTGCGCTGCACAGCGCAAACGGCACCCCCTCTCCGTCCGTTTCTGGGTAAGAGGGGGGCGTTAGTTTGGGTCGTTCTTCTTTTCGTTAGAAAGCCAGCTGACAAAATCCAGAACGAAACCGGCCAGCTGGTCCATGTCCATCCACTCCATAACCGTGTCCGCAGTAATTTTGCGGTGTTCCTTGTTTTTGGCGATAACGCGGGCCACGACTTCCGCCGCTTCCTTCGGCGTAGAATCCGGGCGGGACAGGTCGTTCATGCGGTTAAGGGTTTTCAGTTTCGGCGGCTCAATGTGAAGCACCTGTTTGTTGTCAGGTGCCTGGAATTCATAGTAACGTTTTTTTACGCCCGAAAGTACAAACACGCTTTTGCCCCCTCTCCGTTAGGTTGCGTTCTCGGTCAGTTCGTCGTCCATGATAACCAGGGTGCCGTCGCTGTCCAGGCTCTGCGCGGTCACCTCTGCGTCCACCTGCGTGGGGTTGTCATTCTGGAAGGCAATGCTGATGGTGCCGCTGTTCTTGCCCGTTACGGTAATGCGCAGCTTGCGCCCGTCGTCGCGGGTGTGGACGAAGCGGTACAGGTAGCGCTTTCCGGTCTTGTTGGCAAGGCCGCCCAGCTTGTAAGTGCGGTGCTTGTGTTGGCCGCTTTTCCCGGTCTCGGTCACGCGGGCGGTTTCGATAAGCGCCTGCAGGTAGGCGGGGGACCAGGTGATAAGGCCGGTTTTGAGTTTCACGTCTTCCTCGGTGACGATGGTTTTAGAAACGCGGCCCTTGTCGTCCTTCACGGTCTGGCTGGTCGCTGTGTATTCCAGCGTTGCGCCGCCCTTGATGTTGCCCGCGCGGTTGTCGTCGATCTCGATTGTTGCGTCTTCGGGCACAGCGTCGTTAAACTCGACGATATACAGGTCGCCACTGCCCAGGATAATATTTTCGCTGTTGTCGATCTCTTTCATGTGTGTACCTCTCTCGTTGTGAATGAAAAAAGTGTTTGATAGGGGGTGCCGTCGGGGAAGTGGTCTACGTTCACGGGGCCGCAGCCTTGCAGGGCGGCCAGAATTTTGCGTTCAAGTGCAAAGTCTTTGTTTTTTGTAAAAAGGGCAACGGCCCAGGTAAGCGTTTTAATTCTCACGCGGCCCAGGTCGTCGCCGTCTTCCACTTCGTCCGCGCGGACAACGTGATAGGGAAGCGGCACAGGTGCGCCATTCGCTGGCACAACCTTTTCCGCTTCCTGCCGGATCCCGGTTTCAGCAAGCCGGGCAAGTATGGTGCTTCTTTTCATTTGGTCGCTTCCTCGCACTCGGTAACGAATTGTTGCTGCCACTTTTCCGCCGGGCGGTCAATGTGCGGGTAGGCCGGGGCAGGGGCAGGGCCTTTGTGGCCGTTCTGCAAAAGGTGTGTAAGCTGGTAATGTGCTTTGTTGTACACGGTGTACGCCTTCTCGCCGCGTGCGTTCGCGCCTGTCTGCTTGGAAGTCCAGTCTTTTGCGTATGCGCCCGTCCGCTTCGGGGCGGTGCCGCGCAGTTCCTTGGCAAGTCCCTTTGCGCACTTCTCGGCAGCTTCGTCCACGGCTTCGGCCACGCCGTTGGCGTATGTCCTTAGCGTCGCGGTAAGCGCCGCCGAAAAATCAAAATCGGCCACCGCCGCCCACCTCCGTGTCGTCGAAGTCGAGCAGAAGTTCCGGCTGCTCCAGGGTCAAGTCCGTACATTCGGGCAGCGTGTCCTTGATGATCTGCGTTTGCGCAATGCCGTACTGTTTTCCGCTGATAACTACAAAAGCGCCACGTTCCACCTGGTCGGCGCGCGGTATGCGGATAAGGCGTTCAACCTTGTGGCCTGCCTGTTCCGCTTCGTAGTTCCGCCGGGTGCCGATAATTCGGTCTTGGAAGCGCATATTTTTGATTACCGGTACAGGCCGCTGTTTGTCGTCCAGCCGCCACACACTGCAAAGCCCGTCAAGAAAAGTTTCAAATTTGATTTTATTCTTTGCCACAGCCGAAGCCCTCCCGAAGCCGAAGCATATTTAATTCGCCGCTGTATTCTTCGATGAAGTCGGCGCGTTTGCTATTCACAAAATACCAGGCCGCCGTTATAAGCAACTGGCGAAGTTCCCCGCTTTCAAACGAAAGCCCTGGGCTTCCGGCAGTATCTCGCAGGTAGTCCAGGGCTTCTTCTATGGCGTTTTTTGTGTTGCGTTCGGTCTTTTCGTCAGGCTCCCACGTTATGTTCTGGCGGTTCAGGACAGCCTGGTACAGCTGGTCGCTTACCTGCGCTGCGGTCTCCGCTGTTTCGTTCATGGTAGGCCCTCCGCGTTATCAGCTTTCTGCTTTGGTGACGACAGGGGCGACAACCTGCACCAGCGTGGCGGGGTTGGTGTCAAGGGCGGAAATGTCCAGCAGGACGAAGGCGTAAGCGTCCAAGGGGCGGGCGTTGCCCTGCAACTTGGCTTTGTAGGCGCGCTCGTCCTCGAAAAAGCGCACGCTGTCGTCCTGCACGATGGTGCCGTCTTTGCCGGTTGCGCCCAGGCCCGCGAAGTAGCGGGACGCAATGCCCAGCACGGCCTTGCCGCTTTCCAGGGCTGCGGTCTGCATGGTCTCTGCGGGAATGGGCAGAATGTCGTGCGCCCAGGTGCCGTCGGGGCGGCGGAAGGAAGTAGCGGGCATAATCTTCTGCCAGTAGTCAAACGGGTTGCACAGGAAGATCAGGTCGCCGGGGTCGATGGCGCGGGCCTTGGTAGCGTCCACGGGGTCGCGGGCCAGCTTTGCCACGATGTTGCCCAGGGGTGCAGGGTCCAGCTTGTCCAGCTTGACGGCGGTCATACGCGGGTATGCACCGCCCACGACGCTGGCGGTGTCGGAAATATCGCGGGTCATGCCAATGGGCTTTCCGTTGCCGTCGCCGTCCACGATGGCGCTTTCCAGGGCCATTGCAATGCTTTCCGACAGGCTCTCGCGGACGTACTGGTCAAGGTACTGCGGCCCCAGATCAACAAGGTCCTGGCTGATACACATAAACACGGACAGCTTCAGCAGGGTCATGTTGAAGTCTTTCAGCGCGCCGGTCAGTTCCTTGGCGATCTTGTCGGTGATGTTGCCCCAGGTCGCAGCGGAAGCGGGGGCGGCATTGACGACGAAGCGGGTCAGGTAGCTGGTGTTCACGAAGCTGATACGGTCCAACAGGGGGTGTTCCTTCTTGATGGTGCCGATAACGCCGTCGATCACAGTTTCGGGCATGGCAACCTTGAAGTTGGTAATGGCCATCTTGGGATCGCCCGACTTGACACACTTGCCCAGTTCGGTGTAATAGTTCATTTCCGCGCTGGTAAGCACATGAACGCCACGGGCGGCCATGATGGCAGTGTCCTGGTTGCGTTCGTCGGCTTCCTGCTGGGCCTGCTGCAGAACGGCTTCCTCGATGTCGCCGCAGAAGGTCGCCAGGGCCTCGGTCATTTTGGTTTCGTCGCCGGTCTGGAAGGCGGCGGCCAGCGTCGCAGCGTTCGCCTTCTTGGCGTTTGCGATAAGATCTTTGCTTCTCATTGTTGTTTTACTCCTTTGTCATGGATTCCAGCAGCATAAAAATTGCGCTGGTCTTTTTCCCTTCGGCGGCTTCCGCCGGGGAAGCGTGGGAAGGTTCCGCCGGGGGCGGCGGGGCGGTTTCGGGGGCTTTGGCGGCAGGCATGAAACTGGGCATTGCCTTTTCAAGCTGCATTTGCGGGGCGGCTTCCATCGCGGCGCGGTATTGCCGAATTGCTTCGTCAAGGTCTGCGTCCGTGTCGGCGTATTCGTCAGCCAGGCCGTACTCTATGCAGTCTTCGGCAGTCAGCCAGGTTTCCGCGTTCAGCAGTTCCGACAGTTTGCCGGCGGGCAGCTTGTCGCCCGCCTTGTTCATGTAGGATTGAATTGCCGCCAGGTTGATAACTTCCAGGTCGTCGGCAGCCTTGCGCAGCTGTGTTGCGTTGCCGTAGGCCGGACCGGCGGCGTTGTGTACCATCATGCAAGTATTGCGCGGCATGATAATTTTGTCCGCCGCCATAGCAATGACAGAAGCCGCAGAAGCGGCGTATCCGTCAATGTATGCCACTACAGTGGCGGGGCAGCGGCGCAGGGTGCTGTAAATTCCCAGCGCTTCCTTTACGCTTCCGCCCACACTGTTGATATACAGGTTCACGGTGTCGCCAGCTGCCGCGCCGTCCAGGTTATCAACGAAGTAGCGCTGGCTTGTCTTGCTTTCCACGGTGGTTTCCTCGCCGGTGTACCAGTTCCGCGTTTTTTGGTCGGGGGCGATAGTGTCCACCAGCCAAAAATTGAACGTCTTCCCAGTCGTTCCGGCCTGCATAACTGCTTCCATTCCGATTCTCATTTTTTACTTCTCACCTCCTTTCGGTGCCGCAGCCTGCGGCTGTACTTTTTCCATGTTTTTGGTGCGGTTGTATTCGCTTGCCCACCTTTCGGGGATCGGGTCGTCTTCAAACTTTTCGCGCAGTTCGTTGACGCTATAAAGCGCGTCCTGCACCAGCTTGTCGGCCTGCGCCGCCGCGTCGAAAACGTCCACAAGGCGAATGTGCGTAGTGTCAACCATCATCTTCCAGCCGTTCAGCACGTCCTTGCCGTAGGCTTTTCGGTTGATTTCAGTTTCAATCAGCCGCAGCGGCGGCTTTACGCCGAAGGACAGCGTGCTGCGGATAGCTTCGTCAATGTTTGTGACTTCGCCGCGCAGCAGGCTGGGTGCGACGTGATAGACGTTGCAGGCGCGGTCTTGGGCCTGTTTGATAAGGCTGTCCAAGTCGCTTATTTCGTTTGCGCCCTTCTGCGTGGCTGCTCCGTCCTGCGGGACGTAGTGGAAGCCATCAAGCAGGGGAAGCACGGCGTTCTTGTTCTCGAAAAACGTTTTGAATCGCTCGTTCATCAGCTTGTCCAGATCGGTTTCAAACGTCTTTTTGCCACGAGCCTGGCCGGAAATTTCCAGTATACCGCTGCGCCCGCCCGACTTCTTGTACTTGTCCAGTGCTTCCTTCATTGCTTCGCTGTACAGGCCACGCAGGTTCGCCAGCAGTGCGGCAGCGTCCTGGTTTGCCAGCCGGAAATAAAACACGTCCGGCTCCGTAAGCGTGTAGGAAAGCGTTAAATTGTTGCAGGTAACGCCGGTATACACGCACGGGCGGAAGGCGTACTCGGTTCGTGTGAAGCTGTCGGCCAGGTACAGCGCGCCGCCGCGCTCGAAAACCAGCGCTTCGTTGAATCGCAGCAGGCGGGCCACAAGCAGGCGCTTGAATTCCGCAGCGTTTTGGTTTTGGTTTGGCTCCACGTTGAAGCTGTACCAGTCTTCGCCCTTTTTGCGCTCTCCGGCCTGGTAGGTGCGCCACTCGCACAAGGAAGCTGCCGAAGCAATCAGGTCAATGGTCGAAAAAATAGCCAGTTCTTCGACATTCAACCGCTGCTCTGCGGTTGCACCTTGCAGGACGATGTTTCCCGAAGCGTCGCGCGGGGCCAGGTCCAGCAAACTGCTTACAAAGTTTGCAAATTTCAATATTTCACCCCCTTTCCGTTGGCTTAGTAGGTGTAAACTTCCGGCAGGTCGGCGGAAGAATAGTCCGCCGCCTGCATTTCGTCCTGCTTGATAACGGCAGCCACGAAGGCCGCAACCATTGCCATAAAGCCGTCCGTTTTCCGGCTCTTAGGCTCATACTTTCCAAACGATATATTGCCGCGCTTGTCGATAAGGCGGCAGGCGTTGTTCGTGTACCAGCGCATTAACATACTGTCACCCCAAACAATGCGTTGGCTTGTAAACGCGCTTGTAATGATGGGCGCAACCTGGGATTGTTCCGGCGTGTATGTTAGCTTTACGTTGCCGGTGCGCTTGTCGGTGCTGAACCCCGCCGAAGCGAAGGCTTTTGACAGTAGGGTATAGCGGTAATGGTCAATGCCGCCCAGCAACAAATTGTATTTTTCGCTTTGTTCTACTATCCAGTTGACCGGCGTTTCCGGGTCGATCTCTGGCGCGTCTACCATCGTTAATTCTCCCCGCGCTTCGGCTTCGGCAAGCGGAAACTGGATCCGCGAAAGTGTCTTGCTTTGTGCGCAAACCCATGTGTGCGTTATCCAGTAATAAGTTCCCTGGATTTCCCACAGCACGCCAGCGGCAACAAAGTCCTGTGTGCTGGCGTAGTCAACGCCCCAAACCGCCGGGTGCGTTTCCAGGCCGATTCCTTCCGGGATAGGCCGGGAAGCTGCAAGAATATTTTCCCAGCTGGTGACTTCGGCTTCCTTGTCGCCCTGCGGGCGGTTCATGCGTTTGGTTGCGAAAGCGCCGTGCCCCGCCGGGTCTTCCTTGTATTCCTCAAATTCAAGTTTGATTTCTTCCAGCAGTTCGGTGCGTGCTGGGTCGTACAAAGACGGGTTTGCCTTGCCCCACATTTCCGGCTGCATAATTTCCGCGTCGCTGTCCAGGCGGCATATAAAATACAGCCAGCCGCTGTCCGGGGTGTTGCCTTCAAGGACTTTTTCAGCCCTGGCCGTGTACTTGTCCAGCGGGCCGTCGCGCACGTCGCCTTGTGTGGTTATGAACGTGCGGCGGGGAAGGCGGCGCTTGCCCAGACCGCCCACCGCAACGTCGATTAGTTTAGAATTTTCGTAGGCGTGCAGTTCGTCAAAATCCACCTTGCCGGGCCGCCCGCCATCTTTGGTCTTTGGGGCGCTGGTGTGGTATTTTATCCGGCTCATGGTCGCCTTGTTGACAATTTCTTCTTTTGTCCAGGTAAAGAATTTTTGAAAATAAGGCTTGTTCCCGTCCAGCAATTCGTATATGTCGTCGAAGGTCGCGCGGGCCTGGTCTTCCGCCGTGGCGAAAATGTCAATGTTGTAATGCTTTACCCCGTTTATGGGGGTGACAAGTGCAAAATCTTCATAGGCCAGGTAGCCGTTTTTTCCAGCGCCGCGTCCAACCTCAATAAACAGAATAGGCCAGCGCAGTGCGCCGCTTTCTGTGTAGGTGCAGTTATGCAGCGCAAAAACAAATTCTTCCCATGGTAAAAGTTTGTATTCAAAATATTTTTGCAGGCCCATATAACGTTCCAGCTGTTCGTCGTCAACGTGTATTTTCTCATTCTCAAACGCAGCCTTTACACGCTTGATAAGCAGCAGCTGTTCGCGGCACATCGGTATTTCGCCGCTTTCCACAATGTCAATATAGGCTTGTATTCTTGGATTCATCCCAGGTCGCCGCTTCCGTCGGTTTCTGGCGGCCTGCAAGTTGCCGTTGTCAGCCCCATTTCGCGCAAGATGTGAAGCATACGCTGGTTATACAGGGCAGCGGCCTTTATTGCGGGGTTTTCCTTGTCGTATTCTTTCCCGGCTGCGCTTACTGCGGTGACGGTCAAGCCCTGTTTTTTTACAGCGGCCTGCATTTTCCTCTCCATGCCGAAGAAAAAAATATAATCGTCCAAAAGTTCTTGATAGTGCAGAAGATCGGCTCCGCAGTCCTTCAGCTGTTTTTCCAGGCTTGCCCGGATTTCCTTTTCCTTCTTCGTCAATTTCTGCACCCTCTTTCCAAAAATGCGTGATTTTTTCGGCTTTTTGCAGCACCCCCTAAAAATTGCGGATATAAGGTACCCGCGCACGGGCGTATTTGTTGGCGGCCTTTTGCTGGCCCATTTTTTCCTCGCGCGCGCAACCTCGCGGCTTTGTCGGGGCTGTTCCTCGGTCTCCGTCCGCCGGGGGATTTTGATTTCACGGGGCGGGGGGTATGCTGTAAAATTACCAGCGTTCCGGCGTGGCAGGTGCGGCCCGCTTGTGGTGTCGGTCCCAGTGGCAGGAAGCGCACAGGCAAACAAGGTTGATGTTCCCGGCTTCGTCGTATTCGGACAGGGCCAGGTCTGGCCGTTCGCGCAGCGGTTTGACATGGTGTACGGTAACGCCGCGTTTATTCACTGCCGGCGCTTTGTGTGCGCAATCCCAGCAACGGCGGCGCTGGTGTTTTAACACTTCCCGCCGCAGGCGTTTCCATTCGCGGCTTGTGTAGAAGCTGTGCAGGTTGCCGTTTGCAATCAACTGCAAAACCCATACAGCGGGCCACGAATCCGGGTTATACTTCGCCATAGCGTTTCGCCTTGTCCCGCCGGGGTTCTCGTTCCTCGTATATGCAGCGCGGCAGTGCGCAAAGGGGTGTTGCCGTTTTCCTGTCGCGCCACACACAGGCGGCGCAGCGCTTTTCTTCCTCTTTCTTTTTTTTGGTGTTCTTCATGCGGCCCGCCTTCTTTCTTTTCTGGGTATAGAAAAAGCCAGGCTTTCCCGCCTGGCTTTTGCAGTTTGAATATATCACAAACCGAATGTAAACAAAAAGCAAGTAATGTAAAGTTTTGTAAACTTTTGACAAGCAAAAAGCCGCGTTTTCCGCACCGTTATGCGGGTTTTAACTTGTCAAAAATATTTTTTTCAAAGCCTCGCCGTGGGTCATTGTGGCCCATTGCCGCGACTTCCCGCAGGCTTCCGCAATCTGTTCCCAGTTCATGCCGTTTATATAGCGGCGGCGCAGGACTATGCGCTGGTCCGCTGTCGGTGCGGTTTTGATAACGGCCAGCACTTGGCGGCGCGCCTTGCTCATTGCGTTGGCAGCTGCTGTCAGTTCCCGGCGCGCGTCTTCCAGGGATTCAGCAGCAAGTTCAACCTTGCTTGTGCCTGTACCGCCGCCGTGCGGCATACCCGACAGAGAAGGGGAAGCGCCGGTGGCCGCCACCATAAGCCGTTCGGTTTCATCCTTCCAGTAGCGCCATTCCTTGGACGCTTCAAGGTAGCTGTTCAGAATCTCTTTTTTCTTTGCGCTCTCCACCTGTTTGCCCCCCTGCGGCGATTACCCGCCCCCATTTGGTTTTCGGTTTGTAGCCCGTCTTGTTCCATAGCTTTGCCAGCGCGGCGGTTGCTCCGTCGAAGGCGGCAGCGGCCAGCCCGCCCAGCGCGCGAACAATCAGCCAGGCCGCCAGCAGGACGACGGCCAGCGCGGCCAGCGCGCCCGCCAGCCCTGCAAGCAGGCGCAGGGTGCAAACAAACCCTTGCACGAATAGCTGCTGCATTATGCTTCGCCCCCTTCGGCCTGGTCGGCCAGCGCCCGAAGCGCAGCGGCCAGTGCGCTGGTGAATTTGTCCGCAAGTTCCTGCTGTCCACCGTCGCGCATTTCGTCGGCCAGGTCCATAATTGCCGCCGCCTTTTGCTGTACGTCCTCAAACAGCAGGGCAAACTTCGCGCCCGCCGGGCTTTGCTGAATCCCCAATTTCTTTTGCAGGGCTTCGGCCTGTTCCTGGGCTTCTGCGGCGGCCTGCTGGGCCTTTTCCAGTTCGGCGCGGTCTCTTTCCTTCTGTGCCCGTTCGGCGGCCTTGCGGGCCTTGTCTGCGGCTTCTGCTTCACGCCTTATCGCGTAGACTTCCGCGTCCCGTTTGGCCTGGCGGATTTTCTCAGCGGCGGCCTTTTCAGCTTCCCGCCGGGCGGCCTTGAGTCGTTCTTCCTGCTTGGCTTCGGATTCTTCCAGTGCCTTGCGGTGCTGCTCTCGCAGGGCTTCCATGTCTGCCGCTGCTTTGGCTTCGGCTTCCGCGCGGGCCTGGTCGGCGGCCTTTTTCAATTCGGCTTCAACGTCAACTTCATGGGCTTCCGCTTCGGCGGCAGGCGGTGCGGACAGAAGGGAAAGCTGCTCGGCCATGTCGTTCTTTTCGTCAATCAGCTTTTGCAACTCGGTAACGGTGATATTTGCCAGGTCTCCGGCCACTTCTTCCCGGTCCTGCGGTCCCAGTTTTGCCAGCAGTGCCAGCTTCGTAACGCCCGCCGCCGCGTTTTCTTCAATAAGCTGCGCGGGTAGCTTCTCCACAACGCTGATGTAAGTATAAGCCTGGCGCTGGCGAATGTGGACGGCCTGCTCTGTGTAGTCTCCGAAGGTCTCAAAGCCCAGCGCCTTATATTTGCCGCTGTCGCGCATACGCTTTAGTTTGCGGCCCAGATCAAGCAGACTGCTAGCGGCGGCCTGTGCGGCGCTCACGATTTCATAGTGCAGGCCGATGGCTTCCGCCTGTTCCGGCGTTTCATTCCCCATAAGGGTAAGCTGCTTCGTGTCTTCCATTGTCTGTTCCTCCTGTTATGCTGCCGCCGTCTTGGCGTGGTTCGGATTTACGGTCTTCTGTTTGTGGTCCAGCCATGGCTTGACGACTTGGCAAAGCCATGGCTGTTCAAACGCTTCCACTTCCGGGGTTCTTGCGCAGTTGTGCCGGCCACGGTTCTGCAAAACCTTACCCGTGGCCGTGTCCAGCTGCAACGTGAAATAGGATTCTCCGGGGCTTTCGGTGTGTCGGATAAAGAAAATGCTTTCGCCGCTGCAATGCGCCTTGCCATAGCCGCCGACGCAATGGCCCAGCGCCTTGCCTTCAAGGATCAGCTGTTCTTCGGATTCCGCCGGGGTGATAATAAGGCCCATGTATTCCCAGCGCAGTGCTTGCAGGCGCTTTGCCATTTTCTCAAATTTGCCGCGCAGGGCTGCGTCTTCCTTGTAACGGATTGCAGCTGTTGCCCTGGCCTGGGCTTCGGTTACGCTGTGTGGGAAGGCCACAACTTCGCTTTTAAGGTCAAGGCCCGCGCGTTCTGCGTCTTTCCAGTAGTCCACACAAAAGCCCACCGTGCCGCCTATGCTGTGAATTTTGCGGGCACTCTCTTGTTGCTTCCGTATGTAGTTCCATACGCGCACCAGGCCGAAGCGCTGCACAGTCCAAAGGTTCTTGTACTTGTCCGCAAAAGCCACCCCTTCGCCGCCCAGCGTGTCGGCGTACTCCCTGGGCGCCCCGTTGCGCAGGCAGACGGCAACGGCGTGTTGCTGCACCCCAATGTCCCACGCTCTGCGGCCTTTGGCTTCGCTGGCGGCCTTGTATTCCGGTTTGCTCATGTACAAGGCTTCGTGCGGCTTCTTCGCCTTCCAGTTTACCCAGTCCAAGCCGGTGACGGACAGGCCGCCGTTTTGGCTGGCGGTCAAGTTCACCAGTGCCGCGCACAGTTCCGGGCTGTTGCGGGCAATGTTTTCAATTTCCGGGTGCCGCATATATATCCGGGCATAGTGCAGAAGGTCAATGCCCTGCGCCTGTTCTTCCAGCAGTTCCAGCTTCGCGTTTTCCAGCGGTGTACACTCGTACACGTCGGCAGGGTGTGGAAGGATTGCAGAAAAATTGCCGTCGGCAACCTGGAAGCGGCGCATTTCGTACCAGCAGCCCGTATAATACATGGTTGACATACTGGAATAGCCGCTTCTGTCCATTGCTGTGAATCGGTGCCAGTGCCCGCCGGGGTCGATAACATAGGCGTTGCGCTGTTCCACGATTGTGCTTTCCCAGTCGTACCCGGTTTCGTGAATTACGGCCCAGCAGATAAACATAACGCAGCCGCCCGCTTTGCGGATTTCCCATGGGTATGCCTTCTTTACGATGGGCCAGCGGTCAAGGCGCTTTTCGTGTGCCACCAGCGCCGCCGTGCCGCAGTTCGGGCAGTGTATTGTTTCGCCGTTGCGTCTCGGCCCTTCTTCGGTGTCAAAGTACGGGTATGCGCCGCCCTCGCCCGGCAATGCTATTGTTGTATGCCACGATTCACCGCAGGCCGTGCAGTTGCAGGCTGCATATTTTTCCCGTATTCCCGTTAAGGGGTCGGCCAGCTTTGTGGTTTTGTATCGAATCAGTTCTTGCGGGTGTACTTTCCCGTTGCGTTTCAGCCACGCCCACAGCGCTTCCGGGGCCATTCCCGGCGTTTTCGGCAATGCTGCCAGTATGTCCATATTCGCGCCCCCTTACAGAAAATCTTCAAGGCGGATTGCCTTGCGGCGGCGTTCCGCCGGGGCTGCCTGTGTTTTGGCGGTGACAATTTCCAGTTTCGGGATTCCGTAAAATTCCCGGATAATGCGGTCAGCGTCCGCAGGGCCGCAGAAGCCCACATTGCCCGTGCGGTTCTTGCTGGCAAAGTCAGCAATTTTCTTTTCGCAGTCTGCAATCCCCATGCCCGTGGTTCCCAGGTCTTCGGCAACGATCTGCGCGGCGGCAGGCTGGCCGTTCAAAATGTCGGCAAGCTGCTGGCCTACGCACCAGGCGGGCGTTCCTGCTCCGGCTTTCTTCTGCTGTGCTTCGATAAGGCTTAAAGCCTTTTGTAAATCATTCATTGCATTTCCTTCCTTCGTGTTTTATGTACTCGGTGAATATCCAGCCATTTGGCCGGGCGTATTTCTCGATAAATAGGCGGCGGCGGTACACATAGGACCCCTGCAAAGCGCGGATTGCTTCGTGCTTTACCTCGACAACTTCCACAGTGCCGTTTGTGTATTCGATTACAAAATCCGGCGTGTAGTGTGCAGCGGGCAGGCGCAGGCCGCAATAATCACTTTTCGGCAGAAGTTCAAATTTCTTGTGCCGTTCCACGTTCGCCACGGTTCCGGCCAGTTCTTTGGGCCATATATATGCCCGGTAGTATTCTTCTTCCAGGGCGCTGCCACGATCAGACCCGCCGGGCCGAAGCGCCGGGCCGTCCCTGGCCTTCTGCTGTCTGTCCTTGGCAGCTGCCGCCCTGCGCCTGCGTTCCAGTTCTTCGCGCACCTGCTTTTGTGCAGCAGGCCCCAGGCGTTCAATGTCGATTCCCACGGCACGGCCCCCTTCGTCGAAGTTTTAGGCTTATGTGCCAGCCCATGAATTCGTTATAGCTTGCGCTGGCTTCGTTCAAGTCCCAGCCCGGGTATTTTTTCGCCCAGAATTCCGGGTCGTACAGCCGCCCGTCGGTGCAGATTTTTTGCACTTGGCGGCGCGTCCATTTCCCGTCCGCCGGGGGCGGTGTTATCGGGTTTTTGATTCCTCGGCTTCGGAAATATCGGTGCTTTCGTTTCGGGTATTTCAGCATATAGTTTGCCAGGGCTTCCAGGCTGTTCTTGTCCATTTGCAGGCGGTCAGTGTTCACGCGGCCCAGGCGCACGCCCTTGCGGTGCCAGCAGCTTTCTATTTCGTCGCGGCTCAACTCGCACCGTAAAATTGTGTGAAAATGTGGGGCAACGGCTTTTTGCCCTGTGTCTGGGTTTTCCTCTGCCCACTCCATCACGGCCAGGCATTCCGGCTTCGGCAACCCCCGCGCCCTGCATTTCTCTTTTATGTGGCGGTAGAAGTTCCGAAAATCCGCCCACGCCTGTTCTTCGGTTTCCGGGCGATGCTCTGGCGCATAGGTCTGCGTTGTGTGGGTGTCTTCCTCTGTGAAGTTGGTATTTACCAGCTGGCGGAATAGTCGCCGGGCGTTCTTGGCGTTTTGGTTCTGCTGCGCCTTCGACGATCTGCGCAAGTCGGCAGCCCTTGCCAGCTCCTGGTCCAGCGTTCGGCTTTGCTCTGTTCCGTTCATGGGGTAAATTTCGACTTCCTGGTAATTCGCGGCGTTCTTACTTGTGCCGCACAGGAAGCGGCGCTCACGTTGAAAAGATTTTGTGCCCATACTCTGCCTTTCTGCATTTCCCGGAAGGTTCTGCTTTCGGTAGGTGGATAGAATTTTCTTCTTTCTGGGTAGACAAACGAAAAGGGAACGCTTGCAAGGGACAACGCCGGGCGGCCTGTCTTAGTCTCTGCTTTCCGTGGCCTTGCTTGGCCGCCCTCTGTTTTCCCCTGCACCCCTTTCCCCGGCAGGAAATAACCGTCGCTATTTTACTACCCCATACAAGCCCTTCACGGCGGCCCTGGCCGCCCGCGAATGTTTGACAACGTGCCGCAATTCCTTTATAATGAAGGTGTTATATTTTTACCTCGGCACGTTGTAGGCCGCCCCTCTCCACAGGGGCGGCTTTCTTTATTGCCTTTTGCAGTCAAGTGCAAAGGGCGCTTTTTGTTTCCTCAAGCCATGCCAGCCCCTTTTCGTGGTAGCTGGCGCTTTGTTCAATAAGGATATACCGCCGCCCGGCTTTAAGGGCTGCCACGCCGGTGCTGCCGCTGCCCGCGAAAAAATCACAGACAACCGCGCCCGGTTTTGTGTGCGTTCGTATTGCGCGTTCCAGCAGGTCAACAGGCTTCTGCGTCGGGTGGATTGAATGCCCCCCCGTCGGTTCATTCGACAGCCAAACGTTGCAATGGTTCGCGTCAAGGTTGTGAACAAAGCGGGCATTGTCTGCCGCCTGTATCTGTTCGTCGTACTGCTTCACAAGCCTGGCCTGTTCTTCCAGCAGGCTGTCGAAGTCTCGGTATCCTTCCCAGCTGTCCAGTTCAAACTTCGCCACAATGTCCAGGTAGGTTTCCCGCGTTGGCAAAAGCCATTGACTGCTTCCCCAACGGAAACAGTGGTCTGCTGCTTGTCCGCAAGCGTCGATTATCTGCTTTTTGGTTTTGCCGGTGTACTTCTGCGCGGCGCGGAAATATTCACGCAGCGGGCCGAAGTTGTTCATGTCCAGCTTTGCCAGCGCCAGCCCCGACTTGTTCCAGGCTGTGCCCGGTTCGCCCTTTACCAGTACAATGCAAAATTCTGTAATGTTAAACCAGCTTCGCAAAGTGTTCCCGGTTCCGGGGTTTGCCCATAGCTTCTTCCGAAAATTCGGCTTCACCCATACGGCCCAGGAATTGAAAACAAACTGTGTCCAGTTTTCCAACCAACACAGCAGGCGGGCCACTTGTTGCAGGTCATTGTGCCAAAAGGCCAGCGTTCCGTTCGGCTTCAGAATTCTTTCTGCTTCCCAAAAGGCGCGGGCCATAAAGTCGTTATATTCCTGCTGGTTCCCGAAGGTGTCCCACTCGGCCTTCTTGATGAAATATGGTGGGTCAATAAAAACCATGTCCACGGTTTCGGTTTGCACCCCTTCCAGCAGCTTGAAGCTGTCGCCCTGCAGAAAACTGTCGGGCCGTATCGCGCCGAAGTCGTACAGGTAGAAGGGAAGCGCTGCGGGGGCTTTCAAAGTTTCACCCCCTGGGCCGCCGCGATTTCTGCCAAACCGTCGGCGTTTATGCTGTCAAGCCAGCGCCAGCTTTGCGGCGGGTAGTCCAGGTGCAGGGCTTCCAGCGGCACAGGCTCCGGCAGCCGCCGGGGGTTCCGTACTTTCAAGCCGTACAGCCAGCCGCCGTCGCGGTATTCTTCCAGCTGTTCGATGGACAGGCCGGACAACGTCGCCATCACTTCGTCGGCTGGATCTGCGGTTCCGATGTAGCCGGGGCAGTCGAAGAAGCCGACAACGGCCCCCGCGCCGCCGTGTGCTTTGGTTTCATACATTACAACGCGCAGGGGATATTCTGCGCGTTTTTCTGTGTTGGGGTTGTAACTGGGCGCGCATTTCCGAATTTCCAGCCTTTTTTCGCCGGACAGGATCGCCGCCGCCCAGTTCTTGCGGATACTCAACAAAATACAGTTATCCATTGCGCCGCCCTCACGATTCCCACCAGTATGTTGCCGTCATATCGGCCAGGTGCAGGAACAGGGCCAGTGCGTAACGTTCAAACGCCCTGCCCATTTCGTTGTAGCAGTCATGGTCGCGGTATGCGCCCATGTGCCAGCGGATTGCTGCCGCTTCCTGGTCTGTCAGTTCCATGCCCAGACGTTGAAGCAGGAACAGGCTTTTTTCTCCGTGGCCCAGCGGCAGGCCGCTGTCGTCGTACTCATAGGCGGGCGCGTCCTGCCACTTGCCGTCTTGGCCGCGCTGGCGCTTTGTGGTTTGCCGATATGTGCCCACCTTGCAAATGTCGTGCAGCAGGGCGCAGGTTACGGCGCTGGCGTTCATGTTTTCGTCTTCAAGCTGGTGCTGCGCCAGCAGGCCCAGCACCTCGGCTGCAACGTTGACGCTATGGTAGCACAGCCCGCCGGGGAATGCTCCGTGGTATTTCGTGGATGCGGGCAACGTGAAAAAGCCGGCTTCTTCCAGGTAGCGCAGCACGGCCTTGTCGCCCTTGCGGCCTTTAACGTATTCACTCCACAGGGCCATAAAGGCTTCCCGGTTCTTTTCCATTGCGGCAGCTTCCTGTTCCGCAAAGCTGGTGCTTGTTCCCATGTTCATTCTGCTACGCTCCCTTCTTGGCGGCGGCTTCGCGTTTCAGCCGCCTGTTTTCGTTCTGTAAACGCTGGATTTTCGATGCCATGCGCTCATATTGCTGGCCGTGCTTGCAGGCTCCGCATTTTCCACAGTTCGGGCAGTCATACAAGGGGCAGTGCCGGCTTATTTTCATAAAAAACAACTCCCTTCCCGCTTAAAGGCTGTGCTGGTGTTCGTGCTTTTCGCTGCGGGTCACAATCACCGTGCCGTCTTTAATCTTAAATTTCGCCGTCACGTTTTCGGCCAGCTTAATGGCCGTGCCGCCTTTTATGTAGTCCTTGCGGACCATATCGGCAGTAGCTTCCAGCAGGCGCAGGGTGTCCGGCTCAAATTCAGCGAACAGCCCCGCAATGATTTCCCGTTCTTCCCGCTGGCGGCGGCAGGCTTTGCCGATTTCACAGTCGCATTTATCGGTTGCGTACCGGTCCGCTTCTTCCTGCGTCGGTGCCGCGAAGGGTAAAACGCGAAGCTGGCCGCAGAAGCAGCAGCTTCCTGTTTTGTAGGTCGGCGGCTCCCAGTAGGGGGCAGGCGCCGGCAGCTGGCGGCAGTACCGCATAATTGTGGCCGCCGGGTGGAATTCTGCCCATTCCTTTTCATCGGCCTTGCGCTTGGCGTACAGGTCGAAGGCACGGGCATACAGTTCCGGGGCGTAGAGTTCCGGGCGGTATGCACTGCAAGCAGATTCCGTACAGCGGGCCGTATAAGCGGTATGCCCGCAGCGGCCCGCCTTCATCTTCCCGGCCATGCAGGGGCTGTCCATGCGCAGGGCCGGGCGCTGCTGCTGCCATGCTTTTGCGCCTGCGCAGTCACACGCGCCGAGCGCCCATTCCATTGCTTCCTTTTCGCTGGTGAATCCGTTGTCCGGGCTTTCCACTTCCTTGCCGCAGCAGGGGCAGGGGACGAAGAAGCCGTCGGCAAAGTGTACCGCGTAGTCGGCGGCGGTTTCCGCCGGGGTGCGTTCGTTCTCGTTCATAGTCGGCCTTCTCTCTTGTATTTATCTGCCACAAAGCCCAGGGCCTTGTTTGACAGTAGCGAAAGTTCAAATTCTGCCCGGTCAATGTCGCCGGGCAGAAACAAGCGCCCGCGCGATTGCAACCAACTGTTGTAAAAGGGGCGCATTGCCGGGTGATTGATGTTGATAAAATACCAAGGTATATCGGTGCTGCGCTTGTCGGCGGCGGCGCGGCTTCTATCTTCCAGCACCAGAGGGGCAAGCCGCTTTATAAGGTCGGTGCGTTCATCTGCCATAGCCGTGCCGCCTTCCGTGCATTTTCCTGCGCAGGAAAGCAGCGGCGCAGCGGGTGCAGCGCTTGGCGTCCGCGCTGGCGGGGTAATTGCAGTTAAATGCAAGGCCCAACTGCTGCGCCAGGTAGTCGGGGCAGGCCCACAAGCCAAACGAAGCCGCCGCTGCTGTCTGTTCGTCCAGGTTGCGAATGCCCCGCAGCGCGTTGTCTACGCAGCCCACAACGGCCACCCGCGTTTCCAGGTCAAGGCTTTGCAAATATTCAAGTACGGTCATTTGCCGGCCTTCTTCCTGTTTTCGCGCAGCTGCTTGTTGTGCCTGGCCTTCATTTCCTTAACGTCCTGCGCCGTCACGCCCGTGGGCCATTCTTCCGGCGGCATATTCCAGATATACCGGCGTTTAATGGGCGGCTGGCGGTCAAGCGGTATCGGCTCAATGAAGGCTTCCCGGCTCAATCCGGCTTGCAGCGCTTCCTTTTCGGTGGTTCTCATTGTTCCGTCCCTTCCATGTATGCAGCCGTTACCGCGTCAAGCTGGCGCTGTAAGTCTTCGGCTTCGGTCTGGTATTCTTCGGCGCGCTGGTTGGCTCCGTCAAGCTGGCATTGCAGGCGGTCAGCTTCGGCGCGGTAGTCCTGTGCGCGCTGTTCGGCGGCCTGGGCCGTCTGCCGGGCGCTGGTCTTTAACAGGTCGTAGGTTTTACGGGTTCGCAGGCCGTCCCATGCGTACCACGCCAGCGCGGCAAACATGACGGCCAGACAGGCCGCGCAGGTGCGGCGCAGGATCCTGTTTTCTCTTGCAAGCCGCCGGGCGGTCCGGTTCGGCTCGGCCATGGGTTCCGCCGGGGCGGGCAGTTCAAAGTGCAGGCAGATTGTTTCCATTTTCTTTTTCTCCCTTCTTGCGACTTACAGCTGTATGCCTGCCACCAGCCCGGCCAGCAGGCAGAGGGCGGCGGCCACAGTCCGCAGCACCCACAGCAGGCAGAAATAGAACAGCGCGTCAATGGCTACCACAGCCAGGATAATAAGCAGCGTTTTATATGGCCTTTTCATTTTTTACTCCCTTTGCAGCTTACAGCGAATTTTTGAATTCGCGGTATTTTCTCGTGTACTCGTATGCGGGCTTGAAGATGTTCTCAACGGCAACTGCGAGGTGTGGTTCGTATTTGTGAAGCATTTCAAGTTCTTTTTCAAAATGCCCTGCGAACGGGCACCCTGCGCAGCCTGTGCGCGTGCAGCCGTAAACCGTGTAAGCGTCACTGTGAACAATGCCGTAGGCAACCTCAAATGCTTTCTTGTCACTATCTCTCCACCAAAACAATGGATAATGTCGTTTCCCGTGCGCACCGTCCGCCATACAGCTTTTAATCGCTGTCGAACGCGGGCCGCCCTCTGAACGCCGCACGCCCGTAAACTGTATGTCTGCCGAATACTTTCGTCCGGCCATGTAAGCGGCTTTTTTCTTGGCTTCATCGCAGCACCGTTTTGATATTAGGAAATTCGGCGGATTCTTTACCATGAATTCCTTCATTCCTCGCGCGGATCCTATTTCTGTTTGAAGCGGCCTGTGTGGGCCGTCCTTGTAATTGTTGCACCACCAGCGAAGCGCCGCCCGGCAATTCGGGTATTTCTTTAGCAAAACGTCGAACGGCTCGTCTTCCCATTCAAAGCCGTGGCGTTGAAGTCTGTAAATGGACTCCGAAAAATTTTTAGAGTAGAACGGGTAACCTACACTTTTTACGGCACCCGCAACCGGCATTGCGCCCTTTTCGCGCTTGATTTCGATTTTGTATTTTTCTTGCAGATCGGCAAGGTGTCGCTTTGTTGCGGCCATTTCTATGCCTGTATCAAACCAAACGTATGTAATGCGCTGTCTTTCTGTTTTTAGGTGTTCTATAACGTCTACCATGTCGTCGCTGTCTGCACCGCCGGACACGGACACAAGCACATTTTGATATTGTTCTAACACGCTTCTTGTTTTGGTAAGACTGTCGTACAAAACAAGTGTCGGCGCAGCTTGGATATATTCGTCCGCTGTCATCGTGTGAAGGTTTCGCCTTTCTGCTTTTATGCAACCGCGTTTTTGCGTTCGCGTTCTATCAGCGCAGCAATGCGCTGCCCGGTTTCGGTTTTCAGCCAGGCCGCCGTTTCTTCCGGCGTGGCCCATAGCTGGCCGCGACAGATTGCCGCGACAAGCGGGTCGGCCTGTTCTTTGTTCAGCGTTCGCATACTTTCAACCTCACGCGCTTTCAGTGTTGAAAAGGTCGGCAACGCTGCACCCCAGCACTTCGGCCAGCTTCGGCAGCTTGTCGGCGCGCGGCATTCTTGCGCCGGTTTCCCACATTCCAACGGCGGCCTGGCTCGTGCCCATAATGGCAGCAAGTTCTTCCTGGGTCATGCCCTTGGCAACGCGAAACTTTTTAATTGCCGTCATTCGTTTTTCGCTCCCTTCTAAAAATCACTATAAGTGATTGCCATGCCCTTACTATATCATTACTTTGGGTGATTGTCAACACTTAAAGTGATAATTTTCTAAAATCTCTTGAAATTATAACTTTCCGTTATTATCATAGAATAAAGGGGGCGCTTGTAATGTTTAGTCTTGAATTGAAAAAGCAGCGCGAAAGCCGGGGCTTGTCGCAGTACAAACTTGCGCAGCAACTTGGCGTTTCACAGGCAACCGTCGGAATGTGGGAAAGCGGAAAGCGCGACCCCAGTTTCCCGGTATTGCGTACAATCTGCGAATACTTTGGCGTTTCTGCAGACCAGTTCCTGGGGCTGCAAACTTCCGAAGCTGTGAAGCGCCCAGTTCAGCCGGCTTTGTCGTCCGCCGACGCAGAATTATTGCGCAAGTTCCACGCCCTTGACGATATGGCCCAGGCTCGTATTTTGAACAGCTTGGATTTTGAATACCAGGCTGCCACACGTCAAGAACGTGCAGAATCGTCTATTTCCCCGGCATAAAAAAATAAGCCCGCCGGGCGGCGGGTGTGTGGAGGTAAGTGTCATGGCTATTGAAATTGTTTTTTCTGCTGGTAAGGTCGAAATTCTCAACGGGCGAAAAACCGCGCGCCCGGGACGCGGCGCAAGCATCCTTGCGCTTCTATCCGATTATGTCAGCGTTGACGTTGAAACCACCGGTGTGAGTTTTCGTGAAGAGTGATAAAAGGCGAACGGGGTGGGACGGATGAGTGCAAAAAGGCGGGAAAGGGCGGAAAAGGACACGAGAACGCGATTTTTAATGGCGATTGAACGAGAATGAACGCGAAATTTTGCAAGCTGGCGCAATGCGGGCTTGCAAAATTTTTTCGCCCATTTTGGGGCAAAAACGGCCCCGCGGCGGGGGTTGCAAGGCGCGCGGGCGCGAGTGTTTGAAAAGCGTTTAAACACTGTTTAAGTGCAAATCAAAACAAACGCATAAAGTACGAAACAACGCATTTTAACAGGCGTTAAAACAATTTAAAAGGCGGTAGTCATGTCTGCACAAATAGTGCTTCTATGGCTACCGCCTTTTATTACTTTAATCGGACGTTTTGTGTCCGATTACTCTTTGCATGTCCCATTACGTAGGTACGACAAAAAAGATGCACCTTGCATATTTCATCAAGGGATACAATGTCCGACTAAAATACACTTTTTAACATATTGACTCTCTCATTTTATTGTTTTCAACAAGAAAAGAGCCGATACATTTTTTATGGGTTATGGTTCTGATATAGTTCTGCAAACGTGATTGTTGGTACATTAGGCTTTGCTATGCCTAACTTTTCTGCCCGCTCTAATTCCTTCTTGATAATGAATTGGACGATTTCCTGTCCGATTGAATCTAATAATCGATATTGCTGAATCAGAAGGTATTCTTCTTGGGAAAGAGTACGCACGCGGGGAGAATCATCGAAATCTTCTAGGGTACAATTCAATGCGCGGGCGATGGATTTAACGGTTTCTATTTGAGGATCGCGAGTATAGCCGTTTATGATTTTATTTAATGTTCCTTTGGGAACGCCAGATTTTGCAGCCAACTCATCTATAGTCAAGCCTGCTTGCTTTCTCTTTTCAGAAATGATAGCTCCTAATTCCATGATGCAATCTCCCTTCCATGCTATCAGTATAACCGTTAACATAACTATCGTCAACAAAAAAGTGCCAAATATGGAACTAAAACGCCTATAAAACGGTTGACAAATTCCATATAAGGGATTATATTATAGTAAAAGATTCCAAATTTGGAACTTTGGAGGTGTTACACAATGCGGTACAGCTTCTTAGAAGCAAAAATCACGGAGCGCGGGATAAAGAAAGCAGCTATATCGGCTGCAATTGGGGTTACACCCAAGTCTTTCAACAACAAGCTGACAGGAAAAAGTCCCTTTACATGGCCAGAAGTTCAAACTATCCAAAAGCGCTTCTTTCCCGATTTGGATAAAGACGATTTATTTCAACAACAAGCTATATAGCAGCCGAAACGGCCTGCGGGCCGTCTGCCGGTGGATGACCGCCCGGCACTGAAGATGGCAGGTCAGGGAGAACGGCATGAAAGTCATTGAAGCCATACAGGAAGCCATGGGGCCGCAGTACACCACGCTGGCAGATGCAATCAACTGGTGGGGCGGGCCGCAGGCATGGCGCGAAGATTTTACCGCTGCCCTGTTTTTTACGGTTGGTAAAAAGCCGTGTAAACACTATTTAAGCGAGGTGCAATTTGAAGATGACGAATCCTGATGCAGGGCACAAGATTATCCGCAAGCTGCCAGACCGACCGCTGATTGGCGAACGCTACAGCAATGCCGGCAGCGTCTACGAGGTCCTCAGCCTGAATACCGAAGGTGACAAAGCAAAGGTGCGCAGGCCCAAAGATGGCTGGTGCTGCATTGCCCATGGCCCGGCCCTGTACGAGATGCAGGGCGGCAGCATTGAATTGCAGTGGAACTACAGCACCGATGGGCATTGGGATGAATAAAGCCGAAACACCCCACGCGGGGGTGTCACTGTGAGATGACCTACACAGTCTGATGATGGCAGGTCTGGAAGAGGTGATTTTTTGGAAGCGCTATTGAAAGCATCGGAAGCTAGTGAACTGCTGGGGGTGTCAATACGACATGTGCGTAGGATGGCACAAACTGGGGTACTCTCCTATCAAATCCACAAGAACGCGCAGAACCGCCCGGAATACCTATTTCCACTTTCAAGCCTGCCGGATGCTGCGCAGCAGAAATATTTTACGCTCCATGCACCAGTTGACATGCCCAGCGTGGTTCCGGCCAAGGGCAAGAAGCCCACTGCCCCCAGCAAGTCCATGGATGCTTACACCTCCGAAGAGCGCGGAGAAATCGGATACTGGCTGACAACGATTGACCGCTGGCAGACCTACCGCAACAAAGCCGGGGCCAAGAAAGCGGAATGTGATGAAAAGTTCGTGCTGCTGTGCCAGATGGAGAGCCCGAAACGGCAGATCAGTGTGCAGATCCTGTACCGCAAATGGGCGGCGATCCGCGAGGGCGACTATGGCGCACTGGTGGATATGCGCGGCAAGGCCCGTAAGGGCACGACTAAGCTGCCGCAGGCCGTAGAGCAGATGTTTTTGACGCTGTATCTTAATGAATCCCAACTTCCTCTACCCCGGTGCATTGAGCTGACCGAGGAATGGACCCGGCAGAATATGCCAGAAGCCATGCCGCTGCCAAGCTACTACACCTTTTACCGCAAAGCCAAGACGGTGCCGTACCCGGTGATGGTTTTGTGCCGCATGGGCGACAAAAAATACTATGACCTGTGCAGCCCCTACATACGCCGCGAGTACGAGAGCATCCACGCAAACGACTTTTGGGTCGGCGATACCCACACCCTTGATGTGGAGAGCATGGGGCCGGACGGCACCCTGCACCGCCTGTACCTTAGTGCCTGGTTGGATGCCCGGAGCGGCATTTTTACCGGCTGGTACGTTACGGCCAGCCCCGGAAGTCAGGCGACACTGAACGCCCTGCGGAAGGGCATTACCAAGTTTGGCATCCCCTACAATGCCTATGTGGATAACGGGCGCGAGTTTTTGACCTATGACATCGGCGGGCGAGGTCACCGCGCCAAGAAAGTGCTGGCAGACGGAAGCGAGCCGTTTGCACCGCCCGGCGTTTTTGAACGACTGGGCATTACCATGACCAACGCCATTGTGCGAAATGCCCGCGCCAAGCTGGTGGAACGGCGGTTTGAGGATTTCAAGAACTGCATCTCCCGGCTGTTCCCGACCTATACGGGCGGCAATGTGGTGGAGAAGCCGAACCGGCTGAAGTACGTTTTGAAGCAGGGCGAGCATATCCCCACCGATGCCGAGGTGATCGCGGCAGTTGACACCCTGATTGAGGGGTATATGAACTGCGAGGCCTACGGCGGCAGCGTGGCTGAGGACAAAGGCAAGACGCGCATCCAGGTCTGGCACGAGAGTTTACAGAACGGTGTAGCCAGACGACCCGCCAGCGATGCAGACCTCCAGCTTATGCTTTTGCGCACCAGCAAGCCGGTCCGGGTGGGCCGCCGCGGCGTGACCTTGAAGCTGCACGGCCTGGAATTGGACTTTTACACCCCGGAACTGGTCAATATGCGCATGAAAGAGAAAGTCTATGTGCGGTATGACCCGGAAGATCTATCCAGTGTGCGGGTATATGACATGGAAGACCGCTTTTTGTGCGTAGCACCGCAGAGCAAACTGACAGCCGGGTACCTGGCCAACCAGGAGCAGATTGCCGAGCTTATGGCCTACAAGCGCCGGGCCGAAAAGGCCGTGCGCGAGTATGGCGCTGCCCTGCGCCTGCCGGACGACCCGGACCGCGCTTTGAATCTGGCAACGGCCCTTGCCCAGCGCAATTTGGACGAACTGGAAGCCTGGCCGGAGCAGAAGCTGATCGAATTACAGCGAGCCGAGGAAGAAGAACCGCTGCTTAAAGCAGTTGGCGACATCGACATTGGCTTTATGAACGAGAACATCCTAAAGCAACGAGGAGGATTAGAAGATGGAGAAGACCTATAATGCCGCGCTGATTCGGCGTGTGCAGGAGTACATGGAAAAACATTCCATCAGCCAAAACCAGCTGGCGGCCAAGGTGAATTTATCCAGCGCAGCTTTGAGCAGCTACCTGAACCAGAAGTACAAGGGTTCGGTCGAAGCCGTAGAGCGACAGCTGACAGAGTTTTTCAAAATCAACGATGAAGTGGCTGCCGTTGCCGAAAAGGTCGGTGGGCTGCTCCCCCGGGAACCGTATGTGCCCACTTCCATCAGCGAGGATGTGTACCAGAGCATCCGTTTTGCCCAGCTGGAACACTGCATGGTGGTTTTGCACGGCGATGCAGGCGTTGGCAAAAGCAAGGGTGCCCAGAAGTTTTTGAAAGACCACCCCACCAATGCGGTGGGCATCAGCATCACACCGAGCACCGGCACATTGAGCAGCTGTATCAAGCTGCTGGCCCGCGCCCTGCGGGTGCCCGAATGCCGGAACAAAATGGACCAGATGCTGGCCCTGCGGAACCGGCTTGACGGCACGAATCAGGTCATCGTCATCGATGAGGCCCAGCACCTGAAATATGCGGCGCTGGAAGAGATTCGTTCCCTGACCGATGACAATCCTATGACCGGCGAGCACGGTATCGGCGTGGTGCTGATTGGCAACAGCGAGGTCTACAGCAGGTTGCAAGGCCGCCAGCAGGCCCAGTTTGCGCAGCTGTTCAGCCGCATCCGTATGCAGCGGGAATATACCACCCGGAAAGTTAAGCCCGAGGACGTGCAGAAGCTGTTCCCGGTGTTGGAAGACAAAAAAGCCAAGAAAGAGCAGGAGTTTTTGTTGAGTGTTTGCCGCAGCCCGTGGGGAATCCGCGGCGCGATGAACCTGTACACCAATGCGGCCAGCGCCAACGATGTAAGTTACGAAAACCTGTACCGTATGGCCGCCCACATGGGCATTGGCATGTTGAGCGTTGTTTGAAAGGAGCTTTAACGATGGATTTAAAATGCGGATATGCCGTTTCCGGCGGCGTAATGGGCGGTGCTCTGTTTGGGATGATTGTTGGGGCGCTGGTGGTGAACGCAAGCATCGGCTACATTTTGCTGTTGCTGATTGCCTGGGGCCTGGCGCTGTGGATGACAGTACGCACGATTATGGTTGATGCCCGCCACGATGAAGAACTGCTGCACCAGAACGCGGATGCCTTTGGTGGCGAGGAAGAATTGCCGCCCCTGTACTGGGAGGGCTACGACCGGGGTTATGATGAGGCCTTGGAAACCATGGCTTACACCCGGCCCCCGCGGGTACGTCCCCCGAAGAAAAAGCAAAAAGGTGCCTGATATAACAACACCCCTGCGGGCGGATGCCCGCACCTTAATGCAGCCGCCCAGCAGGGCGCGGGTCCCCAGCCCCGGTAAATGCAGAGGGAGGAAGGAGTGCAATTTTATGGCAAGAAAGAAAGTGACCAGCGCCCCGGCGTTGGCGGATTGGGGCGCGGTGGATAGTGCCCTGCGGGACATCCGGGAGTGCCAGCACACACTAGCGGAGATGTCTGTGCAGCGGGACCGCCAGATTGACAGCATCAAGGCGGACTACACACAAGCGGCGCTGCCGCTGCAAAACCGCATGAAGGCGCTGGAAAGCGATGTAAAAGCCTATGTGGATATGCACCGCGCTGAATTGGACGGCAAGAGCCGGACCCTAACCTTTGGTACGGTCGGCTACCGGGTCAGCAGCAAGCTGATGCTTGCCAGCGGCCGTGTAGCTGAGGCCATTGCCACACTGAAGGCGCTGGGCCATACAGAACTGGTCAAGACTACCGAAACGTTAGACCGTGAGGCCCTGCGGCGGCAGCCGGGCGAACTTTTGCAACAGGTTGGTGCCTATATCCGTACGGTGGATGAGTTTTACTACGATGTGAGCACAAAGGAGGCCGATGCCTGATGGCTACGATCTCATACGGCTTACATACCGGCGTATGGCTTTGTGCGGTAGCGCTGGGTACGGCGGGCAGCATTATTATTGCAGCTGTGGCCGGAACGCTGTTGGCCACAGCGGTCAGGCTTATTATCGAAAAATTCAAAAATGGCTAAGGGCCGGGAAGGAGCGGGCAATGAGTGGGAGCGCATGCAACGCCTATCAGATCCGCAAAATCTATGCCATCGGCGGTGCGCTGGGGATGGTAAAGCGCGGTGAAGATGATGACCTGCTGCACGAACTGGTCAACGGAATGACCGGGAAAACCAGCATCAAGGAGCTGACCTATGGCGAAGCCTGTAAGGTCATTGGTGAGCTGGAGGGACGGCAAGGCACACCCCCGCCCCGAAAGAGCGGCCGCCCGCTCCACAAATCGGTGCCGGGGCGCACCAGCGAGGGACAGCGGCGCAAAATCTGGGCGCTGATGTACCAGCTGCAAGCAGCCAGCCCCAGCAAGGCACAAATCGGCGACCGGCTATGCGCCATCATCAAAAAGGAACTGGGCATTGATGCCGTGCCCAAGAATCCTTTTGCCTGGATCGACTACAAAGGCGGCAATAAGCTGGTGGAAGTTTTGAAGGGATATGTAAAGACCGCTGAAAAAGCCCGGGGTGATGCCGATGGATGAGTGGGAAATCCGCCCGGAAGACCTGACCCCCGTGCAGCGGGATGTGGCTGACCTGATTGGCTTTGAAAATTATCTGAAGCTGATTGATGTCTACGCCGCCGAGACAATCTACATACCCAAGCGGGACAGTTTTGAGCGAATTGCACGGAACCAGCGCATAGTGGAAGAATACAACGGTGATAACCTGAAAGCCTTAGCGAAGAAGTACAATTTGACAACCGTGACAATCCGGGCTATTGTAGAAGATAAGCACCGTGAAATCCTGGCAAAACCGCTTGATGGACAATTGAGTTTTTTCAATCAGAACGTGAAATAGAATATTAAAAAGCTTAAACTGCCTTTCCTTGCGAATCGTGAGTATCATTGGTTATAGAAACCAGCGATACTCACGATTTTTTTAGTTTAGGGGTACAGATCAATGCAGTTTGATGCCGGCACATGGTGGCTTGTAGGTGTTTTGCTGACGTTCCTGATTGGGGCGTTGGGATGGATGGTAAAGCGCAGCCTTGATAAGATCGAGCGCAAGCTCGACAATGCAGCAACCAAGGCTGAGTTTGAAAAAGAAATCGGCGAATGCAAAAGGCAGATTTCTGACATCCAGAAGACTTACACCACCCGAGAACAGCATCAACGCGATTGGGGCGAATGCCGCAACGACATTAAATCTATCCGCAGCAACTTTTTGACCAAGGAAGACTATTTCCGTGAGCAGGCCAAAACCGAAAAGAAACTGGACCGTATTTTAGACCTTTTAATGAAGCGAGGAACTGCCGATGAATGAGAAAGAAATGCTGATGCGTCAGTTGCGGGCCAATGCCTTCCCGCATAACAATGGCAAGGTCATGCAGGCCATCAACATCATCCGGCACGGCTACAACCGCCTGACCGATGTACAGCAGGCGGCACAGATCTGGGGTGTCAGCCAAAATGATTTTCTGGACTGCATCAACTTTCTGGCTTTGGCAAAGTACATCCAGCTGCGCACAATCATGGACAAAGTGCTTGTGCCGGATTTTGCGGATATTGAATGGACGCTGCTGGAAGTTCGCCTGACGGATACGGGCATCCGTGTCCTGCAGGGCAACATCAAGGACGACATGATCGAGGTGTGATATGGGCAGTTGGCCGTTAAATGGCAAAAAGGGCGGCAACCGCAAACACAGCAAGATCGACACCCTGCCCCCGGAGATGAAGGCCACCGTAGAAGAGATGATTATGGATGGCAGTGCCACCTACTCGGACATTGTGGCCTATCTGGAGCAGCAGGGGTATAGCCTTTCGGTTTCCAGCGTGTGCCGCTATGCGCAGGGGTATGTAGAGAATTTGCAGACCTTGCAGATCGCGCAGGCAAACTTCCGCAATATGCTGGATGAGCTGGAGCGTTACCCTGACCTGGATACCACCGAAGCGCTGGTGCGCGTTGCCAGCCAGAATCTTATGACCGCGCTTACTTCCAAGAAAGAGGAAGATTGGAGCGCGGTCAGCGTAGATAAGCTGATGAACCAGATCAGCGGCCTGACCCGCGCGGTTGCCTACAAGAAGCGAGTCGAATTGCAAAACAAGACGGATCTGGAAGCCGGGACAGACGACCTGAAAACCGCTTTGTGGAGCGCTATGGCCAAAGAACGGCCGGACCTGTACAAGCAGGTATCGGCTTACCTGGACCGCAAAGCACAGGAGGGCGGCGCATGAGTATGTATGCGCTCCAAGTCATAGGCGGGCAGGAAGTGGAGATCATGCAAAAGCTGCGGCGCAAGGGTGTGGATGCCCGGTGCCCGCAGGAATGCCGCATGATACGCCGAGGCGGCAGCTGGCAGGAACAGCTTTACACGCTGTTCCCAAGTTATCTGTTTGTGAGTACCCCGGATGTGTACCGCATCTATTACGCTGTGCGCAATGAAGAAGGCGTCCTGCACTGGCTGGGTGCCAGCAAGGGAACGCCGGAACCGTTGAGTGAGCGTGAGGAAGCCAACATCCTTTGGCTGGCTGGGGACGGCCCCATGCCGCCCAGCGAGGCCGAACTGCAGGAGGATGGGACATTGGATTTTACCAGCGGCCCGCTGGCCCACCTAAAGGAACTGCTGGAAAAGGTCAACCGGCATGACCGCCGCGCCACCGTAAAGGTCCCCATCGGCGGCGAGGATAAGACCATCACCTTAAGCTACCGTTTAAACGGTAAACAGGAAACTGCAAACAGCGCTGCGGCTGGTACGCCCCGCAGCGGGAAAGCAGCGGACATATTTTAGAGGATTCCGGCCCGATGCGGGCCGGAAATGGCGAAGCCTGCCCCTAAAATATGCCCTGCATTTTTTGCTTGCCCTGTCTCCCCGTTTAAGCGGGGCGCAGGGCCGTTTAAAATCGTTTAAATCCTGCGGGCGGCAAAACTGCCCGCGGAGCAGAACAAACACGCACAGCGCCGCGTTAGGGGCTGTTTTGGGTGCCGAAAGTCCGGCACCCTGTTTTTATTGCGAAAGGAGCCGTTGATGCGGACGAAAAGCGGCAGTGTTCGGGAACTGGTTGCCGGGATACGGCAGGCTGTCGAGCAGGAAATTTATAATCCCGCAGAGGATTTAAAAGCCCTTCAAACCCAGTATAAACGGCTGGGTAAGAAAGACTTTGCCATGATGCTGGATGCCATGGTCGAGAAATATGCTGCCGGTGAATATGCAGCCATCCACGCTGCGCTGGTGCAGAAAGCCCGCAGCGGGGATATTGATGCCATTAAAATGTACCGTGAAATGCAGGCCAGCGGCGGCAGTGATGAGGTGGTGATCGTAGATGACATCGGCTAAAAAGCAGGTACGTCTGTCCGACATTATCGGCCCGGCGTTCTACGAGACCCACCGGCTCATCAACATGGGCATCATCGACGAAGCTGTTGAAGCCGGCGGCCGTGCCAGCTTGAAAAGTTCGTATGTTAGTGTGGAACTGGTGCAGCAGCTTTTAAAACACCCGGACTGCCATGCGCTGGTGACACGCCAGGTTGGCGACACGATGCGGGACAGTGTGTATGCACAGATCCTTTGGGCCATCGACAAACTGGGGCTTACCACCAAGTTCCGCTGCACACAAAGCCCGCTGCAATGCATCTATCTGCCTACGGGGCAGCGCATTTTGTTCCGAGGATTGGATGACCCACAGAAAATCAAATCCATCAAGCTGCCATTTGGGTACATTGGCATCTTGTGGTTTGAGGAAGCCGACCAGATCAAGGGCGGTGAGGAAGCTGTGCGAAATGTGCAGCAATCCGCCCTGCGCGGCGGCGAATTTGGCCTGACCTTTATCAGCTTCAACCCGCCTGCGGCCTCTCGCAACTGGGCAAACCGCTATGCCCGCGAGGAACGCAAGGGCAAACATATCCACCATTCCACCTATTTGGAGGCACCGGCCGCCTGGCTCGGCCCTAAATTTTTGGCCCAGGCAGAGTACATTAAGGAGACCAAGCCCACCAAGTACCGGCACGAATATCTGGGCGAAGCGGTAGGCAGCGGTACACAGGTGTTTGAAAATCTGCGGCTTGAACCGATCTCCAACAAAGCCATCAAGAACTTTGACACCATTGAAAACGGCGTTGACTGGGGCTGGTATCCTGACCCGTGGGCGTTCAACCGCTGCCACTACGATGCAGCCAGAAAGACCCTGTATATCTTTGATGAACTGACCCGCCTGCGCACCAGCAATGAGGAAACCGCCAAGCTGGTTATGCAACGTATCGAATCGTGGGAGAGCGTGACTGCCGATTCCGCCGAAATGAAATCTTGTGCAGACTACCGGGCGTTTGGTGTGCGCTGCCGGGAAGCCGTAAAAGGCCCCGGCAGTGTAAATGCCAGTATGAAATGGCTGCAAGGCTTAAGCGCCATTGTTATTGACCCACACAGATGCCCGGATACTGCTAAGGAGTTCAGCGAGTACGAATATGAAACCGGCCGGGATGGCGAGGTGCTGCCCGGCTATGTGGATGCCGATAACCACCACATTGATGCTGTGCGCTATGCGCTGAACCGCATCTGGATGCGCCGGGGTGCCTGATGAAACGATTTAAGAAATGGCTTATTGACCGCTTTTTGCCACGCTATGCCTATGAAACGCTGGTGGTCGAACTGGAAAAGGCCACAAAAAAGATGGAGGAACTGCAACGGACGATCGAGCGGCAGCAGAGTTATATTTCCGGGCTGGAATACGCGCTGCGCTGTACGAGGCCGACCGTAGTGGTTGAAGGCCGTGAAAAAGAAGCAAAAGAGAAAACCTGATCCATGCAGCGGCTGCCTCTGGCGGGCGGCCGCTGATTACTGCCTGTGGCCAAGGTGCTTCAGGAATGCTATCCAAGTAGGAGGAAACCGGAATGGTCGCACTGATCCGCGCCCTGACAAGCAACGCAATTGCAAATATTGAAGAAGCCCTGGGCATGAGCGATGTGACCAGCAGCGCCATGAAACAAGCCATTGAAGAATGGTATACCGCCTGGTATGGACGTGAGTCGACCAAGATGGAAGACCCGTGCCAACGGCTGCCCTATGCCATTGTGAATAAGCTGTGCAAGGCCACCTTTGGCGAGTATGACAGCAGCTTACAGCACACAAACAGCGGGAAATTGCAATACCTTGACGAGGTGCGCAGCGCTTTTGATGCGATAAAAGGTCCCTTGATGACACAGGCCATGGTTGGCGGCGAGGCATGGGCCAAGCCGGTGCCCATGGCAGGCGGTGCAGTACGCTGGCAAGTCGTGGGCCGTGATTCGGTCATTGTTTTGGGACGCGGCGCGGATGGTGTGCCGACTGATGTGGCGCTGTGCGAGAAATCCGTATCGGCAGACCATCGCTTTTTTACGCTGGTGGAGCGGCGCACAACGGATGGGCTACATCTGACCGTCAGCTACCGGCTGTACTGCTCGGACAACAAAAGCACCTTGGGGCGGTTCGTTCCGCTGGACAGCCTGCCCCAGTATGCAGAGTTGCCGGAGGTGTTCACCTTTTCCGCGCCGATCGATGGCATCGGCATGGTATTTCTGCGGATGCCTATTACCAACTGTGTAGACGGAAGTGCGGACGGCGTTTCTGTCTACGAGCCTGCCATGGGGCTGATCCACCGCATCAACCAGAACGAATTGCAGTTGAGCCGGGAATTTGAGCTTGGCCGGATGCGCGTTGTGGCAAGTGCCGATCTGCTGCACACCAGCGGCGGCCAAAAGGCGCTGACAGATGACGTGTTTGTCGGCCTTGACGGCAATGAACAAAGTCTTGGCATCACACCGTTTGCCCCTGTGCTGCGCAATGAAAGCTATGAATCACGGCGGCAAACCTACTTGAAAGCCATTGAAAATCTGCTGGGCATCAAGCGCGGTATCCTATCGGATGCCGAGGCGGTAAGCAAAACAGCCACCGAGATCAACTCCAGCGCCGGTGATTACAGCCTATCGATTATCGAGTTCCAGCACCTTTATTATGATGCGCTGCAAGCAGCATTGCGGCTTGGTGACCAGATTGGGCAAGCCTACCACCTGTGTGATGCCACAGGCTGGGACCCGGATGAGCTGACCGTGACCTGGGGCAATGGTGTTTTGTACGATGCCGACCAGGAATGGGCCGAACGCAAGGAAATGGTGGAAATGGGCCTGCTAAAGCCTGAACTGGCTTTGGCCTGGAAATTCGACCTGCCTTGCGGGACCGAATCCGACCTTGCAGAGATCCGCAAGAATTACATGCCGGAGCTTAGCGAACTGGAAAGTTGAGGTGAACATCCTTGACCGCTGAACAGCGTGCCGGTTTGAGCGATGCTGCCCTTGCCATGACACAGCCCTGCATTGATGAGCTGATACGGGATGTGAGCAGGCGCATCAAGAAAGCCGGGGCCATCACCGATACGGCAGAGTACCAGATCTACCGCGCCCAAGCGCTGGGCGAAAGCAAATCGGCTATTGAAAAGGCAGTAGCCAAGCAGTTGGACATCAACGAGGAAGTCATCAACAGCCTGTTTGAGTATGTGGCAGATAAAAGCCTGACCTTGGATGAGAACGGCAGCCTGCGGCAGATGACCGAGGGCTACGAGCGTATGAGTAAGGCTAAAACAGCTGAAATGCTGCGCGATCTGTGGGCAGACACGCCGGAGGGCAAGGTGCTGCCGTTGCAGACGGCATACAAAAAGGCCATGGATTTTGCTTTCCGCCAGGTTGCCACGGGCAGCTTGGATTTTGATACGGTTATCCGCCGTGCTGTGACCCCGCTGGCCAAGCGCGGCTTGCGGACGATCGAGCAGAAGAGCGGCCGCAGCGTGGGCATTGAATATGCCTGCCGCCGATACCTTATGGACCAGCTGGGGCAGTTGGACGATGAAGTCCAGCAGGCTGACCACGATGCCCTGGGGTGTAATGGCTGGGAAATCAGCGCCCATGCAGCCTGTGCGCCAGACCACGAACCGATACAGGGACGGCAATACAGTGATGCTGAGTACGAGGCCCTGAACGACAGCCTGCAACGCCGCATCGGCCACCTGAACTGCGGGCACACGGCCAGCCCTATTATTTTGGGCGTGAGTGAGCCGCAGTACACCGACGCCCAGCTGCAAAAGTTTAAAGACAACAATGCCCAGGGCATTACCTACAACGGGAGGCAGTACACGCTGTATGAGGCAGGGCAAGAACAAAGCCGCCTTGAAAACGGCATACGCCTTATCAAACGGCAAATTTTGGCCGACCGGGAAACCGACAGCCCAGATTTGCAAAAGCACCAGGTCAAGCTGCGCGTAGTGCAGAGCGAGTACCGAAAATTTTGTAAGGCTGCGGGTCTGCCCACCCGGACCGAGCGGCTACAGGTTGCCGGGTTTGGCCGAAGTGAAGCCAGTAAGGCCGTGTGGAGTTACAAAAAGGCTGCGCCGGAACAGCTGCACGATGTTGAGATTGCTGGGCATACCCTGTACAGTGTAACGGATGAGCGCATCCAGGCGGTGCCGAAGCCGTTTTTCCAGGGCGTTTCCAACAAGGTCAATGGGCTGGCACAGGAATATGCCAAAGGTGTGCTGGAAAAGGTGAAAGATTTGCCTGTTGGGACAGAGGCCATGGTTAACTTTACTGTTGACGGTAAAAGCACCGGGTACTTTGTGGGTGGGCAAACAAAGATGATGGTAAAGCCGCAGAACCTAAACGTACCGTACTACTCTTTACATAACCATCCGAGCAATGGTATACTTAGCCCAGAGGATATACAACAGCTTATCAAGCGCCCCCTGTTGAAGGGCATCGGCGCTGTGGGCAATGCCGGAGCGCTGTATACATGCGAAAAGACCTTTGGCTATTCAACCCAAAGTGCTGACGAATGGTTTAGGCGCTTAAGGAAAAAATATCCTCTTTATAAGGGTGGCGGCGAGGATGTAGAAACGATCCTTGCACAACGCATTGCTTTTGCTGAAGAGTTGCGAAGGGATGGTGCTAAACATGGACTCGCATTTTCGGGATAATCCTCCAACGCCTGAGGAAATCGCAAAATGGCGGGCAGACCTTACCCGAGGTTGGCCTTATACCGAGGATGATCCAGAGCCAGACTTTTTTGATTGGACACCAGACCCAGACCGCAGCGCTACTACAGATTCCATTTATCTGCTTAAAGCAACAGGCAACTGGACAGAGGAAGATGAGCGCGTTGCCTTTGACCCCAGCAAGCCCCCACCGCGCCCGTTGGCCGAGTTGGAAGCAGAGCACGATGCCTTTATGAAAGAATTGTTCAAAAACGCCAAGCCCCTTTAAACACCCTATAAACAGTATTTGCACCGCTTTTAAGCGGTGCTTTTTTCGTGCCTAAAATTTTTAAACGAGGTGCTTTATGACCTGTGTTTATGCCCCGGTTTCGGGAACCATTGCCTGTTTTGATGACTTGCGGCAGGCTTTTGAGGATTTCAAAGAACTGCTGTGTGAGGCATTTGGCTGGCGGCGACACCAAAAAAGAAAGATCATTTGCAAAAAGTGCCCGTGCCGAAACCGTCTGCCTGACCGCCGCATGACCGGCTACCGAATCCCCCAGCTGCGGCCTGACCCGCACCCACATCTGCCGAGAGACCGGCTGAATAAGAAACACAGCCCCGCAAGGGGCTTTTGTTATACCCTGGCTCTGCGGGATGAAGCAGAGCGCCGCGATACCGGGACTGGCCGGAATAAAAAGGACAGCGGCACGATGGACACTGAAGATGAAGGAGACCCCTATGCTTGAATGGTTGAAGGCTATCCTTGGCGATGGCTACAACGAGGAAATCGACAAACAAATCAGCGCGGAAATCGGCAAGGGCTTTGTTGCCAAAGCCGATTTTAACGCTGCCAAAGAGGCCCAGCGCGGCACGGCTGAACAGTTGGCTGCCGCCAACAAGGAACTGGAAGAGTACAAGGGCATGGACATCGAGGGGCTGCGCAAAAGTGCTGCAGACTGGCAGGCTAAAGCGGAACAGGCCGAAAAAGATGCGGATGCCCGTGTGGCAGCCTTCCAGTTTGATGCAAAACTGGATCATGCTATCACCGCCGCCCGTGGCCGCAATGGCAAGGCCATCCGCGCCCTGCTGGACCTGGATGCGCTGCGCACCAGCAAAGACCCGGACAAGGACATTGCCGCTGCCCTGACTGCTGTGCAGAAAGACAACGGTTACATGTTCGACACCGCGCCGACCCCGCCGCCGCTGGCAACAGGCACCGGCAGCACGACCATGATCGGCGGCAAAGATGCCGACACCGCAATGCGCAAGGCCATGGGCCTGCCCACAAAATAAGAAAAGGAGATACCTACTATGGCAAATGCAATCGAACTCGCAAAGAGCTATGTCCCCAAGCTGGACGAAGTGTACAAGCTTGCCGCCCTGACCAGTGTGCTGGATAGCGATGGTGCCGAGCTGAAAGAAGGTGCCAACGCCGGGGAGTTCATCATCCCCAAGATGAGCATGGACGGCCTGGGTGCCTATGACCGCAACAACGGTTATGCTCAGGGCAGCGTGACGATGGAGAACGAGACCGTTAAGGCCAACTTCGACCGTGGCCGCAAATTTGTTGTGGATGTGGCGGATGATCTGGAGACGGCAGGGCTTGCTTTTGGCAAGCTGTCTGCAGAGTTTATCCGCACGATGGTGGTGCCGGAGGTTGATGCTTTCCGTTTTGCCGCCTACTGCGGCGCGGACGGTGCCACCAAGAAGGAAGAGACCCTTGCGGACGGCCCTGCCGTTATCAAGGCAATCAGCGCCGCATGCTCTGCCATGGATGACGCGGAAGTCCCCAACACCGACCGCTATCTGTTCATCACCCCGGCACTGCTCCAGGCAGTAAAGGACATGGACACCACCAAGAGCCGTGAAGTCCTGAGTGATTTCGCCGGCATTGTGAAGGTGCCGCAGGGTCGCTTCTACACGGGCATCAAGCAGCTGTCCGGCAAAGACAGTGAGAGCAAGGGCGGTTACACCAAGGCTACCGGGGCCGCTGATCTGAACTTTATGGTTATCCACAAGGGGGCCCTGATCCAGTACACCAAGCATGCCGCGCCGAAGATTATCACCCCGGAGTACAACAACGACAGCGATGGTTACATCTTCGGCTATCGCCTGCTTTCGCTGGCGGATGTCTACGAAAACAAAGTGGCCGGTGTGTACGCCAGCCATAAGCCCGTGGCCTGATGGAGGTGGCATGAGATGAGTGTGATCGGTTATATTCCGCCTGAAAAGGAAAAAGCCCCGGCCCGCCCTGATGCCGTTGCCACGCCCCCTGCTGAGGCTGTGGGGAGTGAAGCAGTTGATACGAACAAACCTGCCAGCAAGCGTACTGGCAAGAAAAACAGCAAGGAGTAACCCATGCTGGATTACCGTTTCTATTCTGACGAATATGGCGGCACCGCGATTCCCGGGCGGGAGTGGCCAGAGTTTGAGCGTGATGCAGATGCCCAACTGCGCCGCTATGAACGCATCTATACCGTGAGCTATGAAACGGACGATGCCCGCCCTATGGCCGTTTGCGCCATTGCAGATGCTATGTATGCCTATGCACAGCTGGATGCCGGAAATGGCGCAGTACAGAGCGTAAGTATTGGAAGTGTGAGCGAAAACCGCGCCGCAGTGCCTGCGCCGGACACCAGCCCGGCAGCACGGGCAGCAGAGTATTATCGCTGTACGCAGCTGTATGCAACCATCTACAGGGGGTGCTGATATGCTCAAGTATTACGCAAGGGATCAGCCCTTGCGCTATCCGCATTGCGACAGGACAGTTACTGTTTACCATACAGTGTTCAATCCTTTTTCGTGCCGCCGTGTGGTATTGCAGGGCGTGTACTATGAGACACGCCCGAATGTAGAAATCACCAAAAGCGGTGTGCAGCACACGGGCGGGTATCTGCTGATTATCCCCCAAAAAGTCGGTGCCAGGGTAAGCCCCGCAGCCGATGTGGGAGTGGAAGGCACCTATGTGCTGCAGCCCGGCGACCGGGTGGTTGCGGGCATCGGGCCGGAAGTTCCTGACCGCGAAGCCTGGGCCAGACTGCTGCCCAGCAGCTATGATGTGACCACTGTTTCCTGGGTGGAGCAGAAATACTGGCACGGCCAGCCCTGCCATGTGGAGGCCGGGACATGAAGATTGCTTTTGAAGGCAAAATTGATTTTCCCCGCGCCGAACAGCTGCTGGAAAGCAAAGGCTTTGGCCTAAATGGCCCGGTACAGCAGTTCCATACCAAGAATGTGCTGCGGCGCATCCAAAAATATATGCCCTATCGCACGGGCGCGACCATTAAGCTGACCATCGCGCAGACGGACATTCATGAACCGTACATCGTGACCGATACCGTCTATGCCAAGCGGCTGTTTAACGGTATGACGGCGGCAGGAAAACCGCTGCACTACACCAAAATCAAAAATCCGCAGGCCGGTCCGCACTGGGACCGGGCGCTTGTTGCTGCTGAAGGAGAAGCTTTGACGGCAGACTTACAGCGGTACATCGCAAGGAGAGGAAAATGACAGACCTTGAACGCCTGCAGGCGTGGTTGGAGACCTATCCCCGCGCCGGTGAACTTACAAGCTACCAGGTAGACTATACCGACCAGTTGCCGGGATGCTTCGGGGTATTCCCGGCCGGGATGGTAGAGGTGGAACGTACCGAGAATCTGCTGGGCCAGGTTACGGTCCAGAACCAGTACAATTTTGCTTTGTACGTCGTTTTTGCCAAAGCCCCCGGCGATACTGAGGGTGCCCAGATCAACGCCGACTGGGTGATGGACTTCCAGCAGTGGGTACAGGAACAGAGTGTTCTGCGCAAGGCACCAACTTTCGGCAACATCGACCAGCATCGTGAACGTCTGCGCGCCGAGAATGGCGCGCTGTATGATGCAGAACTGACAGGCACCGCCATGTATATGGTCCGGCTGGCCGCAACCTTTTGGAAACATTACGAAATGGAGTAATCGACTATGAAAATTCAGCGCAAATACATGGCGCATTACCTGAACGCGCACTTCGCCAGCGATTCTACCGACAAGGATGACTATATCCGTCTGGGCAAGGACCTGGAAGAGTACAGCCCGGAACTGTCGGCCAATGTGGAGAAAAAATCCAACATCCTGGGCCAGACCTCTGTTACCATCGACAGCTACCAGAAGCAGGGTGAGGTCAGCCCCTACTACGCCGAGGAAGGCGATGCCCTGTTCACTAAGCTGCAGGCTATCATCGACGGTGACATGGTGCTGGACGACCTGAAGACCGACATCGTGGAAGTTAAGCTTTGGGATAAAGACAGCGCCGGGGCCTATCCCGCCGTCAAGGAAGAGTGCTACATCGAAATCGTCAGCTACGGCGGCGACACCACCGGCTATCAGATCCCGTTCAATGTCCATTACACGGGCGTTAAAAGCAAGGGCACCTTTAATCCCGCCACTAACACCTTTACTGCAGAATAAGGAGCGCCGAGCATGGAAATCAGAATCGACCGTGGTTATAAAAGCTACGACGTAACCGATGCGGACGGCACCGTACTGGGCACTGTGCGCCTTAATCTGGCGGATGCCGGACTGATGGGCCGTTTTGAAGAAGCCCGGCGTAAAATCGAGGCTATGGTACAGGATGCCGGGGTCGATGCCAACCCTGACACTATGATCGCCGTGGACAAGGCCATCAAGGAACAGCTTGACTATGCCTTTGGAGCCGAGGTCTCGCCGGTATTTTTTGGCGGCATGTCCAGCCTGGCGCTGTGCGAGGATGGCGAACTGGTACTGGAAAAGGTTATGGAAGCGGTCGTCCCCATCTTTGAGGATGCTACCGGCAAAGCCGTGGCCGCCAGCAACGCCCGCAAGGCGCAGCGGTTGGAAAAATACCGCGATAAACGGGTCGGCCTTGCCCCCGGCCAGCAGATATGAGTGCTTGGGATCTGCCCGTCACTGTGGATGTGAACGGGCAGCCTTTTGTTATACGGTCCGATTTCCGAGCGGTGCTGGACGCACTGGCTGCATTGTCCGACCCAGAACTGACACAGGCGGAGCAGCTTTCTATCTGCCTGCAAATTTTATTCCCAGATTGGGAACAGCTGCCAGATGCCCAGGCAGCCTTTACGGCGGCCATGGTTTTTGTGAACTGCGGCGAGCCGTTGCCGGAACACCAACTGCCTAAGCCCCGGCTTGTGGACTGGGAAAAGGACGCGGGGCTGATTGCCCCGGCTATCGATAAGGTGCTGGGATACAGCTGCCGCCGCTGTCCCTATCTCCACTGGTGGGAGTTCATTGGGGCTTTCCACGGTATAGGGCGCGGCCTGTTTTCCGAGGTGGTGAATATCCGCGCCAAACGAGCCAAGGGAAAACGGCTGGAAAAGCACGAACAGGAATTTGCCCGCGAGAATGAAGAACTGATTCGGCTTTCTTCGGCCAGAAGCGCCGAGGAGCAGGCGGAAAAGGACCGCCTGCTGGCAGAGCTGGACGGATAAACAATATAAAACCAAGGAAAGGAGTGGTGCAGTATGGCAGCAGACGGTTCGGTTATTATCGATGTGCGCTTGGACAAAAAGAGCGCCATCGCCGATTTGAATGCGCTGGAGGCACAGATCAAGCGCACAACGCAAAAGATCGGCAGCATTGAAAAGTCCCTATCCTCGGCCACTACTAAGCGGAACAATCTGCGGGATGATCTGGAAGCTGCCCGGCAGAAAGCTAAGGAAACCGCACAGGCCCTTGAGGAAGTCAATGCCCGACTTGATGCAGGGCATCATTCCAAGTACGGTGTTGTTAGTGAAGCCGATGTGGCACTAAGCGATAAATTAAGTGCCCAGTATGAGGACCAAATGGCCAAGGTTCAGCAAATCGACGCTTCTTACCGCAGCCAGCAGCAAACGGTGCAGGCCTTGACGACCCAACATCAGACCTTGACAGCCCAGTTACAGCAGGAGCAGACAGCGGCGGCCCAGCAGGCGAACGCGGTGGATATGTTGGCCGCCGATGATTCAATGCAGGCATATTTCAATAAACAGACTGCCGCCATAGAAAAGGACTTCGCGAAAATCGAAGCCCGCCAGAACAAGGCCTATGGTTCTATGGACGAAAGCGCGACCCAACACGCGGAGCGCATTGTAGCTGAAACCCAAAAAGCCGTTGCGGCACAGGAAAAGGCTGCTGCTGCCGCACAGCAGCGGGCCGAAGCCGAAAAGGAAAGTGCTGAAACAAAAGCCCTTGCGAATGGTAGCAATGACGCGGGCAATCGCCTGCAGCAGGCCAGCAGTGCCATGGGCAAATTTGGAACTCGCCTGAAAAGCATCGTTGCCGGTGTGCTGGTCTTCAACCTGATCTCCTCTGCGCTGCGCACGATGGTCAGCGGGCTGGGCAGCGCCATCGTCAAAACGGATGGCGTCAGCACGGCCTTTGCCCGCTTGAAAGGTGCGGCCTCTACGGCTGCTGCCGGGCTGGCCTCGGCACTGGCCCCGGCCATCACCTGGATTATGAATCTGTTGACCAGCCTGCTGAACGGCATTGTTCGGCTGATCTCCTTCCTGACCGGCAAAAGCATCTCCGGCATGAAAAGCGCAGCGCAGGGCATCAACTCTGTTGGCAGTGCGGCAGGCTCTACTGCCAAAAAGACCAAAGATGCCGGGAAGGAAGCCAAAAAGGCCGCCGGTGAACTGGCTGCCTTTGATGAGCTGAATGTGCTGAACAAGCAGCAGGAAGAAGACACCGACGATGATACCGGAGGTGGCGGGGGTGGTGCAGGCAGCGGCCTTGCCTATGATTTTGAGCAGGCCCAGAACCCCTTGAAGGACCTGATGGGCCGCCTGAGCAATTTCTGGGATGCGTTTCTTGCCCGTCTGGCCCCCAGCGTGGCCGCCTGGAAAGCTGCCTGGGAGCAGATCAGGCAGGCCGCTATGGACGTATGGCCCGGCATCCAGGCTGCTGCACAAAACCTGTGGGACAACGGCCTGAAACCGCTGCTTTCGTACCTGCTGGACACTTTTATCCCCGGTATTATCAACGGGTTCAGCCTGATTCTGGCCCCTGTTGTGGGGGATGTTGTTTCGAGCCTGATCCGCATGGGCACAGCTGCCTTTGAAACCTTCTCGACAATTGCGGTCGATGCGATCCAGAATATTATCATTCCTGTGCTGGATTTGCTGCTGACGGCCTGGACAGACATTTCCACCGCCTTTAATAGCGCCTGGACCACTTACATTTCTCCGGTATTTACCATGATGGTTGAGTGGTTCCAGGAAGTGATGGACTTTGTCGAGCGTCTTTGGCTGGAGGTGGTTTCGCCCATTTTGAGCGCAATCGTTGCCCAGCTGCAGGCCCTGTGGGATGACCACCTGGCCCCGCTGGCGGCAAACCTGATCGCCGTAGTCGGCGATGCTATCAACTTTGTGGCCGAGCTGCTGAAAGCCCTGTGGGACAATCTGCTGCTGCCGGTGGCAAACTGGCTGCTGACCACCTTTGGCCCCACCATCACGACCGTATGCACCGCGGTCAGCGGCATTGTCACCAACACGATCGGTGTCATTGCCGATGTGCTGAACATTGGCCTGCTGGCGCTGAAAGGCGTGATCGACTTCATGCGCAATGTGTTTGAGGGCAACTGGGATGCGGCCTGGCAGGCAGTAAGCAGTACAGTTTCAAGCATCTGGGATGTCATCACCAACAGCATCAAGACCGCCATCGACAACATCATCGGCTTTGTAAACGCAATGATAACGGCCATTGTAAGTGCTTTGAACGCTGTCATCGATGCGATGAACAACATCTCCTTTGATGTGCCGGATGGTATTCCCGGTCTGGGCGGCAAGCACATCGGCTTCGATATTACCCATATCACTGCGCCACAGATCCCGTATCTGGCGCAGGGTGCCGTCATCCCGGCCAACCACGAGTTCCTGGCCGTACTGGGCGACCAGAGCAGCGGTACCAATGTAGAGGCCCCGCTGGAGACCATCAAGGAGGCCCTGGCCGAGGTCATGACAGCTTACGGCGGGCAGGACATCACGATCCGCTTTGCCGCAAGCGGCGGCCTGGAAAAGCTGGTGCGCCTGCTGAAACCCTACATTGACAAGGAAAACAACCGCGCCGGTGCCAAGCTGATTTCGGGAGGTGCCTACTGATATGCTGTACATTGACGGAATCGGCTATAAGATCGATGTGCTGAGTGTGAAGCGTACCGCGGATTTTCTGGATAAGTATGCCGAGCGCACCGAGAACGGCGACCTGGAGCGTGAACTAATCGGTGTGTATTTCAACTACAAGCTGCAGTTGGGGCCCGGCATTGACCGTACCGAGTATGCCCGGCTCTGGGACAAGCTAACCGAGCCGGTCGAGTTCCACGAAGTGACCGTGCCGGATGAAGACGGTGATTATACCTTTACCGCTTATTTTTCCAACGTGGCGGATGAACTGCTGCGCAAGGTGGCAGAGAAGAACTACTGGAAGAATCTGACGGTCAATTTCATTGCAAAGAAGCCGGCGCGAATCTAAGGAGGTAGGCCGATGAGAACCAATACGCGGGTAGAATTCGGCCTGTACGACGTAACCGCCCGTGGCGACAGCGTCCCCAGCAGCACCGATACCCGCGGTTTTTGCGACTTGAGCAGTGATCTGCTGCTGGACAAAGTACCTGCACTGCCTTTATATGGCACACTGGAGACCCGGCAGTTTTTGATGGATGGCAGTTATTCTTTGTTCCCGGATAGCCCATCCGGGCAGTTCTGGGGACTATGGAGCAGCCAGCTCTCCGATGAAAGCGGCCGCTTTGCCTCGCCGCCTGTGCTGCAAATCCGCTTCTCGAAGACCCACAGCAGCAGCGGCTTGATGCTGCACTTCTATGCTCCTACCGAAGATTGGGCCAGTGAACTGACCATCCAGTGGTATGGCTCCGATGGCGGTCTGCTGACGACCGCGGTATTCACCCCGGACGCGGTCGATTATTACTGCGCCCGCAAAGTGGAGAACTACCGCAGCATCGTTCTGACCTTTACGGCCACCAACCGGCCTGGACGCTACCTGAAACTTTCCGGCCTGGATTATGGCAAGTTTTTGACCTTTGAGGGGGCCGAAGTTGTAGAAGCCCATATTCTTGAGGAAATCAACCCGCTGTCGGATGAACTGTCCATCAACACCTTGAATCTGACGCTGTTCAACCGCAAGGGTGATTTTTCCATCCTGAACCCGGACGGCGTGTTCGATGTGCTGCAGCATAAGCAGAAGTTCACCGTATGGGAAGATGTGCGGGAGAATACCCGCAGCACCGAGATCGTCAGCCATAACATGGGCACCTTTTACCTCAGCGATTGGGAAAACACCAGCGACACGCTCGCCAGTTTTACCGCCGTAGATGCCATCGGCCTGCTGGACAGTGCGCCTTTCAACGGTGGGGTCTACAACACGACCGTGGGCAATCTGGTGGCCGAGGTTCTGGACGGCTACGAATATGAGCTTGATGCCGCGCTGGCCGCCGAATCGATCAGCGGCTATCTGCCCATGGATACCCGGCGCACCGCCCTGCAGCAGATTGCCTTTGCCGTTGGTGCTGTCGTGGATTGCAGCCGCAGCGATAAAATCAAGATTTTCCCTGCGCCGGAGCGGTCCAGCGGCCTGATTACTTACCAGCGCAAGTTCTCGGATGGGAACAAAGTCACTTTGAAGCCCCTGATTACCGGCGTTTCTGTAACGGCTCGCCGCTACACTGCCGGTGCCGAAACCGAGGAACTGTACAAAGATGAACTTGTAGCAGGAACGCACCAGATCACGTTCAGTTCCCCGGCATTGGCTGACAGCCTGGCCGTGACCGGCGGTACGCTGGTAGAGCGGGGCACAAACTACTGCAATGTGACGGTCACCACCCCCGGGGAAGTAGTCGTTACAGGGCAAAAGTACATCGAAACCACGACCGTGTTGCAACAGACAGCATCGAATCTGCCGCCCAACGCACAGGACAATGTCTTGACCGTGACCGATGCAACGCTTGTCAGCCCAGACCGTGCCGAGGCCCTTGCCCAGCGAATCCTGACCTATTACGCCCAGCGCTACGAGCAGACTTTCCGTATGCAGGCTGGCACTGAGGTGTTGGCGGATATGCTGATCGTGGAGAGCTTCGGCGGCGAGATGGTACGCGGTCAGCTGGAGAAGATGGAGTTCGACCTGACCGGCGGCTATCGTGCAGATGTGCGGGTCACCGGGCGGCGCTTGGGCCTGGGCGCAGATGCTTACACGGGCGAAATCTACGCCGGAGAAAGGAGCCTGATCTGATGCCCTGGCAAGTTCCAATCTATGACCGCACCGAGGCGGATGTAAAGGCTAAAGCAGATAAATGCTATTTTTCGGCCGCAATGCTCAACCGAATTGAAGGAAACCTGGCCTATCTGGCAGATCTGTTCGGGGTCTCAATCCAAACCAAGACCTGGGTCAGCACCGACTTTTTGACCCCCAGCCAGATGCAGCGCATCCTTGCAAACCTCAAAACTGTGCGCGATGCCTACAACACACTGCCCGGGACACCTGAAATCCCGGCTTTCCCTGCCACGGGGTATGCCGATGTAAATGCAATCGAGCAAATTCTGTGGAGCCTGCGGGAGACCTGGGAGCGCAACGACAACCCGGCCCGCAAGGTATATACCGGCGAACTGTACGCCGGGCAGATGATAGGAGTGATTTGACCTTGAGTTTCACAAAAAAGACCTGGAAGGATCGCCAAAGCGAACATCCGACCCGGCGCGTTCTGAATCCGACCGGCACTACGAACACCTACGATGTATCCCGCGCCGAGGGCTTGGTCATGGAGGATGGTGATGCTTTCGATGCCTCCAACATGAACGACCTGGAAAACCGTGTGGCAGAAGGCATCAATGGCACGGCCGCCATGTACACCGCCAAGCTGACGCTGGATGGGTGGACAGCCTGCACCGGTACCGAGCCTTACAGCGGCTTTGCCTACAAACAGACGGCCACGCTGGTGCCGGACAACAGCGGCGCACCGACGGTGACCGCCAACAGTACCTTTACGAGCGGAATCCAGTTTATCAAGACGGGCATTATCGCTACGGATGAGATTCTGGGTGAGGTACAAGATGCCATCAACGATGATGGCTTATCTGTGACCGGCTATGGCACCGTGACCGTATATGTACAGGAAAAGCCTACCGCAGAGATCAACGCGCGGTGGCAGATCACAACCTGATGGAGGTTTAGCATGAAACATTCGTTCGTATGTAGTTTTACCCCCCCCGTAAGAAATCTGCGGCATGTGCTGCGCGGGGGTACTGCTGATGGGTGTGGCACCG